GTGCACCTGCCACAATGTGTGTCTTATCTATTGGAATCTTTGGACTTACAGAGTGTTGATACGCCTTGCGTATATCATAGACGGACGGGCCGAACAGCTTCCAATCATGATTGATTGCTTGTGGATGGTATGTGGGAACTACCTTTAAGCCAGGTACAAGGGTAGACTCCGTCACATATCCTCTTGTTCCTTTAATAGCTTTCACACCAGTTAGTGTCCACATAGCATACGAGCCAAGAGCTACAACTACATTAGGCCTGTTCGCTTCAAGCTCTTGACGCAGTGATTCAACCCATGCTACCATTTCAGGCTTTGGTATTGTGCACTTGCTATCATGAAAGTAATGACTCATGTCATTAGCTGGAGGGCGCTGAAGTGCAACGTTTCTGATGCGTACTTCTCGCCTATTGATTCCAACCTGTGATAGAACTAAGTCGAAGACCTTCCCGGCTCCCTTTATGTTATCAAAAGGTCGGCCAGTTCTGTCCTCAACCTCCCCAGGAGCTTCTCCCACAAAGAACATCTTACTACCAACAGGACCTACTGTCTTAACCAGCATGTTGCCTCCTTACGAGTTCGGCTTTATTTCAATAGTAGAATCTGTTTGGATTGATTTGAGCATCTCAACCATGTCGTATACTGCCTTGCACTTAGTACACATAGCACAAGGTACAGGCAATAGACTTGGATGCCCATCCGGAGAGTAGATAGCTGGTAGTATACGGAACATTACCACCTGCTCAAAGACCTTGCCTTCACATGTACAGATAACAATCTTAAGATCATTCACATCAACGTTGATATTTGCTACTTGTTGCTTTCCCATCTCATTCTCCCTTCGCTTTGATATAATCAATCAGTCTCTTCTGTGCTGTTGCGTAAGACTCAATGCCCTTATCACATCCTATAGGATATAGATTGAGCTCAAGTGCTGCTTGCAGCGTAGCTCCACTACCCATGAAGCAATCATATACAACAGCTCCTGCCATTGTCACTCTGCTTAGAAGCTCCTTTAGCATAGGCACAGGCTTCTCTGCCTGATGCAAACGCAGTGATGGTATGACGTTGGGATGTTGAATCCAATCAACCTTGCCTGGTACTACGATCTGAGAATCTATTCGTCTTGCAAACAGCATGGATTCATAACCAGCAGACATCCACTTATCTGGGGCATTGTTCTGACCGGATTCATTCTTGATCCAGATGATTGGTCTCTGTGAGCAGTCCCATCCATACTGCTCAAACATAGCCCTGACAATCCAGAAGTAACTGATAGCGCAAAACACGAAGGCAAAGCCGTCCTTTCGAACAACTCGAATAGATTCCTCTGCTATCTTGCCAATCACCATCATTGCTGCTTCGAAATCATCATCATACTTGAAGCCAGATGTTGTAACGGCACTTCCGCTGTGCCCTCCAATGCCAATGGTGACATCATGTATATCTATACCATACGGAGGATCAATCATCAGTACATGAACACTTTCATCTGCTAAAGTCTTTATATGTTCTTCAGCTTTCATATGGTATACTTCAAACTTAACCTTGCTTGTTCGAACCCTTTCTTCATACTCACCAAGTGCGTTGACAGTCTGACTAATACGAGCCAAACCCTTCATTGCCTTCCTTATCTCAGACTTTGTTTTACATCCAGTAAGGACAGGAAAATCTGCAAGAGCTTGAGCTAGTGCCAGGTCATCCATGATGGAGGTTCGTGTACGTCCTACTGTTTCAGCGGTATCTTCCATTGTCCAGCCACCGCCCCTATTATCACCTTGGATAGGCTCACCGTGTACGAGCTGCTTGATACGATGCAGTTCCTGGATGGCTAGTATTTCTTCCGCTGGTGTCAACGCCTTGCGCTGAATGTTCTCCTCAAGTTCCATCTCCCTCATAAGAAGTGGATCTGTTGTGTCTGTGAATACAACCTTGACATCGAGGCCAGCCTCTATACAAGCTGCTAGTCTCCTCCCTCCCGCAACAAGATCCATAGCACGAGTGCATAGCACAGGCTGCATCTGACCATACTTTGCAAATGAAGCAGCAAGATCTTTAATCTTGCCCATTTCTTTTCTGAGTCTTGGCAGTTCATCCTTCACATGAATTTCTGATGGCTTAACAACACAGTATGGTATCAGTGTATTACCGACAGCGTATGCAGTTCCATCTTCTGATGTATCCATTCCCATTTAGTCCTCCTATTGCCGCATTGCTTTGAGATCTTTAGCTGTAAGTCCAAGGGACTTTAGAATTGCCTTTTCTTCGGCAGACAGGACAGGCACACCGGTTTTCCTCTTCGCTGGCTTTTCCCCATCGAAGTCAAAATTTGACATTGATTGTATGTCATTCACTCGTTTTATTCGAGCTTCTTCTACACTTGCTACTAAAGCCTCGTGGGTGAGGCTGAGTACGTTGATTCTCATATTTTCAAGTCTCATAGATATCTCCTTTACGAGTGCACAGACTCATTTATTTCACTTAATGCTTTTGTGATTGCTTGTTCAAGCAAAATAATAAATGGTCTTTCTGCCTTCACATACAGTTTAAGAGTTGCTTCACACCACGTACCAGGATTATCTGCTGGCTCACTTTTTACTATCAGTTTAACATTCATAATATCTCCTTTAAATGAAGGCGGTTATGTATCTCTGCGTTCGACACGACCAACACTGCATCGCTCGGTTTCCAGTGAGCGAAACGCTCCACACCCGAATCCGCACCGACTTTCACGGGAGCAAATAACCGCCAAGCTCTATAAAGCAGCCGACACTGCACTGCCAAGGGTAGTACCAAGCGCTACCCTTTACGCTCCTTTACCTCCTGCCATGCCTGCGCAGCATGTGCTAGGTTCGATGCTGCTTGTGTGAATTTCAGTGCATCATCCGACTTTACATCGCTATTGATCTTAGCACACAGCACCTTTATTGCTTTTTCAATTGCAATCTTCATTGGGTTCTACCTCCAATTTTAATAAGCTTTTGGGTTCGAGGGCTGACCCTACACACCCAGCACTCAGTTCTGAGCACTCATCATCGGACCGTTAGTCCGTTTGCTTACACGGGCCACAGCCGTGTGCATATATAGTTTATGTATCGCGATGCTGCCTCCTTTCCTATAGTTATTTATATCTCAATCCTTATAATCTTTGGAATGTGCTCAGCCTTGACATCCTTGACATACTGAACCAGTCTGGTGCCACAGTACCGCATCTCTGCAACGACCTTATCAAAGAATTCCTTATCAAGAAAAGCACCCACAGCTACAACAGCTTGCAGATTTGAAACCCAAACACTACCATCTCCCTTTCTGGTCATACGGTGAGTATCCATTGAGTATCTTCTCTCTACCTCGCAGCCGTGTTTCTGCCTGATATCTCCGTAGTTCATGAAGTTTTCAAGCGCAACTATACGTACTTGAGGATGGCAATCCTGGCACACTATGGTAGCCACCTTGTGTTCAGATGGTTTCTTGACCTTATTGATGGCCAGTGGAGATGGCTGCTTATAATTGAAGAAGTTCCACATCAGCTCATCAAATGGATCAAACCTGAATTTCTTACCTGGCTCAGTTGTACTGCCTTTAGTAAAAAAGGTAGTCTTTCCTATACCTGGAACACCTATTAATTTTATCTTCCTCTTGCTCATGTATACTCTCCTTTCATTAGTAAAAGGGGTGGGAGCCAGAACACTGTGATGGCAGATCATCCAGGTGACCATCAGGCAGATAGACCCTTCGATCTTTTTATCCCACCCCAAAACGGAAGCAACTTCTACTTCGAGTAGAGCCTTGATAGACTGGCCGTCATACAAGCGGCGATTTCACTCAACAGTTCTCTCCCGTTTATAGTTGACATCTGGCAGCAATACCGGTAAGCTCCAGTGTTAGTTCCTTAATGCGTCTTGTCTTGACGCGTAGGATGTCTGCCATATCGGATAGATCTATTGTTAAATCAGCATCCTTTGCGACCTTGTCTGTTGCCGATGGAGGTTGTGGTCCAAGTATGGGCATAAACACTGTTAATACAGTATTAACTGTCTCGCCCAGTATATTAATAGCCTGTTCCATACGATCCAACTGGTCAGATATAGGTCCTGAGTGTGTCGGCTTTCCAGCGCAATTTACTTCCGTCTTTCCTGTCCTCTCTCTCTATCAGCGCGTACTGCCATTTCTGAGCTATGCATGATTCCTCCTTTCGATATAGGAGTGGGAGTCCCCATTCAAAAACTCCCACTCCTATTAGCACGTATGCACATTGCTCCGTGCTACATTAGTTTGCTACCATCTCAGAGATCTGATTGCTTAGACGAGTCTGGTACTCTCTGATCTCGACTGCCACGATGACAGATATTCCGATCCACTCTGCGTTCATGAGCGCTTCCTTGATAAGCTCCGGCTCAGACATATTGATCTTCATCTTTTTGGAGAACTCCTGGATCATGTTGATCTTTGCCTGGCGCTTTGTCATCTTGCCAGTCTTTGTACGAAGATTCTCATCCCCCTTCTTGGGAAACCAGTTCTTGTACTGCAAGACGACACCGTCGACAGGTGTTTCATTGTCTGACATCATGATGTCCTCTTCAGCGTGCAGCGTAACGTCCCAGACTATGGCATTGTCTGCTGCGCTGAAGGTAACGTTCGTGGTGAAGCCTCCGTATCTTCCACCTGGAACTAAAGGAGGAATCTTGTACTCATCATCCACGTTGAAGTCAGTCTCGAACTTGATGTCTCCTGGCTCTGCAGGAGCCGCCAGCTCATCATGTACTTCCTCCCCTGTAGGCTCATCTACCTCAGCCGGAGGCGGTAGTGTCTGCTGCGATTGCTTCTTTGCCATTTTTAGTCTCCTTCTTCTTAGTTGTGGTCGTCGGACTTGGTTGTGCCGTCGGACTTGGTTTGGCTTCTTTCTTCCTCTTCCCTGTGAGATAATCAAACAGAACATTGAAGTCATTAGGTAGAAGATCCGGTAGAGTGCGTAGCTTTCCAGACATCCTTGACCGAGCTTGATTCCAGCCCATAGGAACTGTCTGCATCAACCACTTTGTATCCCCTCCTTCCCTCTTAGTGGTGTGATAATATACTTCATCGAAGTATCCTGGAATGATAACAGGCAATGCTCCAGTTAGCATAGGCTCTACTCCTACTACGTTGCCTGACTCTTTATCAGTAATCACATGAAGATGCGCAATGAAGTGGATATTGCAGTTCAAATTCATAAGCTGCCTTAGGCGCCCCTCCATTAGATGCCTGACCATCGTGTAGTGGATATTCCAAACTGGTCCTCCAACATCACTGCGCTTTGGGTCCATCTGGAGTGCTCGATCCATACACACAGCTGTCATAGCACTGAGATCATCTATGATTACTGATACGTACTGCCTTGGAAATTGCTCCTTTTTCTCGTTGGGAAAACTCTTGCCTTCCTTGAAGCACTTGATGAATGTGGCAAGATCCTTCTCGAACTTCGTCCATCCGATTGAACTGTTAGCATACTGTTCATAGTCGAATGGGAGGCCCTTGTATGAGATGATGCTCTGAGCGAAGTCAAACACAAAGCCAGGTGTTGGGAAGGTACTCCCAAATATACTCTTTCCTGTGCCTGGAGCACCCACAGACATCACCTTGATCCACTCTGTACTGACAGTCACATCCATTGCCGATGGCATAGTCACACCTCCGGTGCTAGGACACACTCAGCACATCTGGTGCCAATCATAGCAGCATTATCAGAAACCTGAACAACCAGTCGCGTCTGAAAAAGCGAACAGAATGCAAGATCTTCATCGAAGTAATCACAGATGTCTGCGCATTTTGTTGGTTGCTCGCCATCAACCTCAATCTCTGCAGTTACAGTAATATTCTTTGTCATGTCATCCTCCTTATTTAAGTAGTGTGTAGATAACTGTGCATACAAGCACAATAAAGATCAGCCAGCCGATGTAGTTCTTTGATTCATCAGTCATCGGCAACCATCTCCTCTCTGTCGTCTGGTACAATGACAAATCCTGGCATGGTCATGAATCTGTCAATGTCCCACTTTGGATAATCACAGAGAGGAAGATATTCACAAGCTCGATTGAAATTGTAGCAGCTCGCATACTCTGGTGGCCATCCAGCTTTCTCTGCTACCAGCAGCTTATGTGTACTCCAGATGACATACTGCCGCCATTGGTTAAAATCATGGCTGCCAAAGATCTGAGGACTATTAAGGAAGTCAATCGTCAGCTCCCCATACTCTCCTGTTTTCTTGGACTTGGAGGCTTTAAGCTGATGATAGTAGCAGAATGTTCCGGTGACCTCTGGGATTTTATCTTGTGCTACAAACTGATATCCCATGAGTTGTGAAAGGCGCCTGAGTTTACTCACGATGTAAGGAAGGTCAACTGAGGTAGTCTTGAAGTCAACCACCCAGATCATCCCATCAATCTCCAGCATGAGATCGATTACCACTACGAAGTTTATACTGAAGGCTCCGTACACAGTCTTCTCGCTTTTTGTTAGCGTTATCTCCATAGTGAGAGTATTCTCTGGCATACCAATAACCTTGACATTATCAGCTGCGTATCGGTCATTGTACTGACCAAGCGAAGTCAATAGGTTATCAAGCGTTCGGTAGTCTGGCAAGAACTTCTGAATGGTGGGTTTCTTCCAGTAGTTAGCGGCAGCCTCAATAGCTTTCACGATATTTCTGTCGTTGGAATAGTAGCCTTCCATCCCTCTGTGATAACCACTGCCATATCGTATAGCTGTGCTGCCGATCTCTGGGTACAGACGAAGTTTTCTTGAGAACAGCGCTTTGCGTGGACACTGCTCACCTTGATTGATTGCTGAATGTGACATTCTGATAGGTTCCATCTATTCTCTCCTTTCGATGGGCATAAAAAAGGCTCTGCTAGTGCAGGCAAGGCAGATAACCTGCACCAACAAAGCCTGGCGGGGATTACTTCTTGGCGCCAACAGCAGGTCCGGCGGCCGGAGTTGCTTTGGGAGCGTTGGGATCGACTGCCGGAGCCAGCTTGAGGATACCCAGCTTGAGCAACAGCGCACGGGCTGCATCCTGCTCCTTCGGGGGCAGCTTCTCGATTCCGCTTTCGACGGCGGCCAGGGAGACCTTCTCTCCTGCGGGGCCACGCACTGACCAGTTACCTTCCATCAGTCCCTTCCACACTGCCTTGATGGAAGCCACGGCATCCGGGCCGCTCTCACCCGCTGCAGAGTCACCGAGCTTGTGGCCGGCACCGAAAGGCATCAGCTTTGCTTTGATCTCTGCCGGCAACAGGGCGCAGTCGAAGATCATGGTTTCGTTGGTGACGGCTTCCTTGATAGTGATGACATTACCTTCGATGGATTTGAACAGCTTCTTTTGCTTTGCCATAATTCATTTCTCCTTTATGTCTAAGTTGTTTGATTAGAAGATTCCTTACTCCCCGCCTCCGCTTCTTGCTTGCTCTGTTTCAGACGGTCCACAAGAGCTACTTTCACATAGTCACTGATGGACTCATCCTTATCTATCGCGTCCTTTCTGACTTCTTTTGCAAGCTCTGTCGGGATACTCGCCTGAATGTGAGCCATGATCGTTACCTCCTTTCCCTCAGTAAACAGTTCATCAGTCAATTTGATGTACCAGTCTACCATAGTTTTTCGTAGCTGTCAACAAGTATTTACTAGCTGACGCGTTTATTTTTTAGCTCTTTCTATGAGCTTTGCCATGTCCTCCCACTTAACAGCATCCCTCTTTTTTAGTTCCTTCTCCATAGCTCCCAGGATCTCTGATGGTGTACATCCTATCACATAGGTTAGTTCTGATTCAAATGCCATCTGAGCCATATCACCACTAGGACCTTCAGTGCCCAAGTAGAAGTTCAGCGTATCAGAACTAATAAAGCCTTTTCTGGCCATGAGATTGATGGTATTACGTAGATGGTTATCAGTCATCTTAGTAATTGGAATCTCTCTTCCATCTTCAGTTACCCATATCCAGACATTCTTCACCTTCCTGGGAGCTTTTCTGCTGGTGTGTACGCCGTAACACTCATCCATCAACTCTTCTGGATGCCTTTCATAGTATTCTTCCTCATCAAACATCCCCATGATTGCATCATCAGCATGCTCTCCCATAGTCATCCCCACCCAAGATCCTTTGAGTCTCTAACTGCCTGCTCAGGATCTTTTGATTGCAGTTCACTGCGTCGTTTAATCCAATATTTTCCAGCTTCACCTACGAAGCGAGCATCACCGGGTGGTGCGAACCTAATCGCTCTTAGAAGCTCATAATGAGTAAGAGCATCTATTTCCGCTTTTCTTTCTGGAGTCAAATCTCCTTCTGCCATGCTATACCTCCTTTCGTTGCTTAGCTCTACGTGCAATCTCTTTTGCACCTTGGTGCGGCTCGTACTTGCTGACATTAATCACAGGACTGGCAAACATACTCATACCAGTCCTTCGATACTTACGCTTCTTTACCTTTCTCTTTGCCACAGGTGCAGTTTTCAATGGAGGAAGCCCAAACTTTGCTCGCATTGCATTGATGGTGTCAAGTGTCAGCATTTATTCTTCCTCCATGAGATCTACTTTATCAATGACAGTTAAAGGGTCAACTTGTCTGAGAAGTCCTGTTATAACCATAGCTACAACACGCTCCTCTGTCTGTTTCAGTGTCTCATGCACATTGGCTTCATGCTTTACAGCTGCATCAATAGCCCTTTGATCAACAGCCTGCAGCAAGCGAGCACAGACACCAGCCACTGATGTAGCTTGGATATTCCATCCTTGCCTGATAAACTTGAACACCCTCATCATAGATCCACCGACTTCTTCATCACGCTTAGGAAATGTATACACTAAGCGTCTGGCAGCTAGATCAGGATAGAAGGCATCGGAGCACTCAGAGTCATACACTCCACGCATTCTATCATACCATACTACAGCCTGACAAGCGGTAAAGTCGAATGAGTTAATCAAGGCTATAGGATCTGTGAACAACCACCTTGTTATAAACTGTACTGGCATACGCGGAGGAGCTAGTATAGTGATGGCATTGTGACTGTTATGCCGGATGCCTGCACGTGACTGCGCCAAGCCATCCGCAATAAAGCCAAGCTGCTCTATCGACGAGCCGAATAGATCAATATCACTGACCTTTGTTCCAGCGATTGTTGATCTGATAAACCCTCCTGCTAAGAACAAGTTTTCGTTTGCTCTAAGCAATGCGAGAATGTCCTTGGGTAGTTTATAGGTGATAAATGTTAAGTCTGTCTTTGTGAACTTCATTTTGATCCTCCTTAAAAAGGTACTAAGTCACATCTAATAGCCACTCTCTTAATGTAAGCAAGGGCTACACCTGGAGAATGAGTCATCTTCTCAAGAAATACCTCGAACTCATGCTCACTCCCCAGAGCGTAGATGTACTCCTTCCGACTGTTAATTCGTACTGCTACATCAAGCACCCCGAAGTGGTCCTTCACCATCCCCAGGTATTCCAACTTCAGTCTGTAATCCACCAGGTTCCTCCTTAGTGTCAATGATGATAGGATCTCCGGTTTTCTCATCGACGTCAATTTTTGACATTGCTTCCGGCATTGGAGCATCATCTCTGATTACCTTCATTAAGTTCCCGGCATCATCAAGCTGATACATCTTGTATCTGTCAGCCTCTATCTTCCTGACAACGCAGAACTTCCCTTGCTTCTCAATACCAAACTGCCGCGCCTGGAGCCAGAGCTTCCTGTTCCTTTTCTCCATGTCTTTAAGTGTCCGTCCTATCAACACTCTGAACACAGCGATCTCTGGATCAGTCAGCTCCACCAGTGTGGTCTTACCACTCAGTACCACACTTATAAATATTTCTTCCGCTTCAATCTTTGTCATGTTACCTCCGCGCTACAATCTTGTTGTAGAATGCTATAAGTTTCTCCATCACGGCATCTTCGAGATAGATAATGTTAGATGCTCCCATTGGATGGCCATTCTCAGTTGTTATAATGACTGTGCCATCCCCATCTTCAGATGCATACACACTATCTCCTAGGTACTCCTTTGAGAGTTCCTCTGGCATGCTCAGCCTCCAGTCTTCGCTTTTCCATGCGAGCTTCGTATAGCTGCTTGTTTAACATCTTTACTGTTGCATCATGACCATATCTGCAAAGCAGGTAGATGATCTTGAAGAATGCTCCGATATGCATCAGTATATTAATCATACTCCCTCCCTAGTAGTAGTAGAGATATAGCATAGCGCATATCAGTATCGCTATTATCGCTAGATTCTCCAAGAGGGCCTTTCTCCTGAAGTATTTTGGCCAGTTCTTATTCACTCCTCCACCTCCTCGATGGTAATCTTAAGCTTCTTAGGCGCCTTCGTACCAAGGTACTCCCTACGCACGTAGATGGTTCCGATAGCTGGATTGTCTTCGGTAGTATCGTACCTTACAGAATGCTTTTTGCCTTCTGGCTTGTCGAAGATAATTATTTGAGTGTTCATGGTTTTTCCTCCTGTTATTGTATTTAAGATAATCCCTAAGTGCCTTCAGAAAGCTATAGTAATACATAGATGACGCTATGCCTCCTTTGCCTTTTTGATGAGCTCTTCCAGCATCTGCTCACACATCTCCATATCAGCCGCATCTACACCAAACCGAGGCTCGTGTATACAAGGTCTAGAGGTAGTCAGTATCTCTCCACTCTTGGTAACAGCGATAGCTACCCATACTGGAGACATTAAAGTTACCTTGTATGCAATACCATCCTCTATACCGTTAGCTAGATCATAACTCTTTCTTTCTCGTTTCCTGTCCTCAATTAGCCTCAGGGCTATCTGTGTTGCTGTTGTCAGTGGCATTACTCAGCACTCCCGTCTACAGCATCTCCCTTTAGCTGCTCTACTGGAGCCTTCCATGTCCGCTCTCTCCATAGGATGAACACAAGGCAGCAAATAGCATGTGCTATATGTGGAAGCTTGCTTCCTGGATCAAGAATCTCTCCAGCTCTCCATGCCTCAATATGCCGCTGAGCAGCATTGTAATACCGCACTCGATACGGCTCCACCCTCTGCCAGTTAAAAGGTTTATACTTCTGAGCTCCATGCATAAGCACCTTAACTACCTCAATAACTGGCTCTGGAGGCAGCAGGTCATAAGCGAGCTTACCATCATCATACTTTATTCCCTTGGCTTTGGTCATTTGAATCTCCTTATTCTAATGGACTTGGTAATCGACAGATTTCCTTGAGAAATCTCCTTGTCTCACCAGTATTCTGCTTCATCGAAACCTTCTGCTTCAACGGATGAATCTTCTTTGGTTTCGCAGGCTTTGTCATTTGCTTCTTGATCCATTCCTTCCACCATTTCAGTATATCCACTTCCATCGTGTTGTTCCTCCTATAGAAAATAGATTAAACATCCTAGCAGCATCAACCCGGCAATTACTATTGCCACAGCTGAATATACTATAGTCACCTTACTCACCTCCCTTCATATTAAGTTATCAATCGCATACAGCACTATGCATTTGTGCTGTATGCTATGGTCACTCAATACGCATCCAGACATATCTTAGCAACTTGCACCATCAGTTGCCTGAATGTGATAGTCGCTGCTTTATATGATGTTATCAAAGCAGTAATCTCCGCGATAATCATTTCTTCCTTCATCTCTGGATTCCCTTTCTGAGCTCAGCCCTTAAGTTCTTGATCATCTCAGCCAGATTCACCGGGCCATAGTTGTCAAGTATATCATCTTCACATTCCGGGCAGTCATACACATCATATCTTTGTGTCATTGTAACTGGGAATGACGGAACGTCTACTGATCTCAAGCAATAGCCGTCACAGTCAGCTCTCGCAATCAGATCCTTGTACGATGTGGTAGTACGGGTGCAGCATATGCAGTGATATATCACCATGATGCTCTCGTGGTCTCTGACCACATTTACTGGCTTGGGCTTATCATTAACCCGTCGCTCTCGTTTCGCCTGTTTTAGCAGCTTATCTACATCCAGGCCCATCCGCTTTAGTAAGTCCCTATCAGATTCACTTAACATTTCCCTGCTCCTTATTCAATGATTTGATGGCCTTATCTCTCATACCATCCAGGTTACAAACATACTGAAATCCACCAAATGCCATTGCATCAACTGCACCCTTTGTAGTCCTTGGATTTACCTTCCCATGTTTACATCGTTTCAATGAGAAGCTATATCCATCACATACTCTACATCCAAATCACTTTGTTCCCATCTTCTTGCTCCTCCTAAGCAATGTCAAAAATTGTCATTGATGCGTCTTGGACGCCTGTACTCAGCCTCAGCCCTATCTTTATCAGCCCTATCCTGATTAGCTGCTATCACAGCATCCTCATGGCTAAGCCCAAATTCGCGTTTATACATCTTAATCACCTTAGTCACATTCTTTGAGTCCTTATATTCCCGCTTCATACCAAATGCCTCCATAATGGATAAGTTAAACTAACCAGTGATAGCAGCACTGATGCTATTGCCGCAGCCATTGCCCATTTAGATGCCCTTCTTGACTTCCTTAACAAGTAAGTAATCTGTTCATTCTCATTCAGTAGCTTATTCATAGAACCTCCTTTCTGTCCACTCGTGAACTATTGATGCCATCTATCGCATCCCTGTGTTTTAATCACATTCAATCCTAGTTTATTAAATCTCAGTGTCATGCACTCAAACTCTGCACAAGTATAGCATACCTCTGTCAGTGTCTTTTGTTTAGCATATTCTATCGCAGCCTTAGCTTGTTTCTTAGTCTCTGCGTCCTTCCTACTGAATGCCCACTCATCACATACCACATTAATCAGCTCATCAGGGCCGTACTTCCCATCTATATCACACTGAAGCAGTATAGCATGTCTTACCTGACATCCCTCATTAGCATGGCATGTTAAGCAGTTCTCATTCTCTGTGTCTGATGTACGCATCGTATATCACACCTCCTTTATAACACAGTATGATCTAGCTTAACTCTCTTATGGTTATCTTATTCTTCTTCAGTGCATCAGCTAGATCGATGATCATCCTGTACAGTTGTGCGGTCTCAGCAGGATGTGCCATAGTGATGGCCATAACAATCTCCAATACCGTTGCATCCTTTAGGTGCTGCTTTATTCTTAGCTTCTTCATGTCCGGTCCTCCATTTATTTCAAAGCTCCATTGTTACGTCCAGTATAACATACTATTTCAAAGCTGTCAAGAAATATATGTTAGTTGTTATAAAAGGCATCATATGAAACTTATTAACATAATAACACCATCTAATACAATATATCACTGTTCATTGTTTATTGTTATCTCACTTCCTTTCCTCAGCCTTCTCTGTATGTTATTCATCTTTCTTTTTATTATATTTTTTTTTAAAGAAAAGGCGCAAACAGCCAAAAATTACAGCTGTGAAACAAGACTGAAAACAATCAAGCACACAACAATGAAACAATAAACAGAGCCATATAGTATTAGAGCCTGTTATTTTGTTAATAAATTACATATGTTAATTGTTATATAACTGCTTGCATTCAGCATTATATTAATGGCTTGAATGTGATGAACGATGGGCTCTTTTTAAAGTTAGCTAACATGTGCACAGCTAATATAACAAGTAACAACTAACAATCAACAATTAATGCTCTTAATCGTACTTAATCGTGAGACAGCAGAGCTGTGGGAGCTTTCATGTATGCCATCAATGACAATTTTTGACATCGATGCCGGACCTGGCAGCTAGGTATAATGGCAACAAAAAAGGCCACCAAAGTGGCCTATTCTGTGCCTTCCCTATCATGCCGGGTTTGTGATTATTTCTTCTCTACTGCTGGAACGTTAACGGGTTCATATGCTCTATTGAAGGCCAGTTCTAATGCCTTGATGGCCGATAGTTTGTCGGCTTTTTTCGATGCGGATTTCATGATGGTATCACATGATACGACGAAGGCATCGATTTTGACGGCGTTTTTGCGCGTGATGGCTGGCATGTCGTCAACAAACCATTTAAAATCTTCGGCCAAAATTGCCGTCTTTTCTTCGATGGTGGACTTCTCCTCACCGGCAAGACATCTGGTCATGTGAACGAAAAGACCATAGTTTGCCAGGTAGGTCCGGGCATCATCCGTGACGGCATCGATACCTTGTCCGTTGAATGTGACAACATCATCCTTTTTGACCAAACCTAACACTGAATAATCGAATCTAATCTTAGCCATAACAATCTCCTTTTCATGGTGATGGTTAAGGCATGATAGGAAAGGCGCGATATTCACTTGTCAAGGAGCGATATTCAATCTGTTGGCTATATAATAGCATGAATCGATGGCAATGTCAATCATTATTTGTTATTTTGTTTCAATAAATGATGAGAACCGAACCCACCCCGTCGAGCACCACTAGGTACTTAAGCAGCGAATAAAAGACCCACCACCTCGCACCACACATCACAAAATTCAGATCCTTCGGATCAGCATTTACTTTGCAGGTATAGAATTTGGCTTTCTGCTACGCAGCATTCGACTTATACTATTGGATTTTGGCTTAAGTACCTAGCCTTTTATATACAGATCCAAAATATATTTATCTCATCTGGATATATGATTGACATGCTAGGAATAATGTGATATGATGATGACAATGGTGGAGTACTGTATGTACTATCTAATAATGAAAGGAACTTATCATGGAACTTACACAGGCACAGATTGATCGGAGGAAGGTGTTGCTTACGCAGCAAGAAGAAGGGCGGATCGCCCTGACAGCTGATGAGGCCAATGAACTGGAGCAGATCCAGATCTCAGAGGATAAGGTTCCAAGGGAGCCAGAGCCTCTGTCCACTGATGCAGAGGAGGCAAAGCCTCACAGGAGAAAGCGGTAAGTATCTATGGGAGCGCGCCGGAAAGAGATTGATGTGAATCTCATGCTTGATATGCTGTCGGAGGGGATCTCCAAGAAGGAGATTGGAGAGACACTGGGAGTCTCAGTTCCGACAATAGAGGCTAATATTGAGAGGTTGGGCAAGGAAGAGCAGAGCCTGATGGCTTACTCGAAGGTGCAGCATCTAGAGCTGATCGGCATACAGAGACGTATTGCCTGTGGTGTCACGGATACTAAGATTGATGCTGCAGATTTAGGTGAACTTGCATCAGCTTTTAAGATATTCAAGCAGGCGGAACAACTGGTGCAGGGTAAGCCCACTGAGATTCACGGCCTGATGGGCTTTCTCATGGCTTTGGAGAAGGAAGACATTGAGAAAGCCCAGGCGCCAGAGGCTGAGACGGTCGAGACGACAGTTGAGGATGTTACGAAAGAGATGACAAATGCACTGCAGAAAGCTTAAATATGGAGGTTAATAATTCAGTTGTACTGAAGAAACTCCGTCAATGGCGCGATGATGCAGTGCTCTTTGTGAATGAAGTCATCCTCATAAACAAGCCTCATATACACATCTCTTCGCAGCAACATCAGATGTTAGAGGCGTTGCCTAATGAGAAGAGGATTTCCATTCGCTCCGGACATGGAACTGGTAAAGATGGTAGTGCCTCTTGGGCCATCTTATGGTTCATGTCCACTAGGATATTTGCTAAGGTGGTGTGTACCGCACCTACAGCACGGCAGTTGAATGATATCCTCTGGAGCGAGATTGCCAAGTGGCTGAGAGGCAGCGCCATTGAAGATGAATTCGTCATGCAGAATGACAAGATCTTCAAGAAGGAAGCACCGAAAGAATGGTGGGCAAGAGCGGTATCTCCTTCGGTGAGGGCAGATCCTTCGGATCAGGCAGAGACGCTGGCTGGATTCCATGGGGATCATCTTCTTATCGTCGTTGACGAAGCATCTGGGGTCGAGGACCCAGTATTTATTCCGATCGAAGGAGCTTTGACACAGGAAGATAACCGAGTCCTCCTGATCGGGAACCCAACTAAGAATAAAGGGTACTTTCATGATACGCAGTTTCACTCGGAGATATCGAAGCAGTGGTTCAAGTTACATTGGGACTCTCGAGACTCTGAGATTGTTAAACCTGAGTATCCGACCTACATGGCTACGAAGTATGGAGTTGACTCCAATGTCTTTCGTATCAGAGTGGCAGGAGAGCCGCCCCTCGAGGATGCCAGAACTCTTATTCCTCTGTGGTGGGCAGAGCAGTGTATTGGGAAAGAGATTACAGTAGAGGATGAGGAGCCCATCTACCTGGGCGTAGATGTCGCCAGATTTGGTGAGGATAAGAGCATCATCCTCCCGAGACATGGACTCCGTGTCCTACCTTGGCTTGGCTTCCAGGGAATGAATACAATCACCTTAGGAGGTCACGTCCTCCAGACATACGAGGATGTTAATGCAGATGGATGTGCAATCGACGTTATTGGGATCGGAGCCGGTACAGCTGACTGGCTTCGTAAACAGCGAATGCCCGGCCTCTTCGACATCAACGTCAGCTGGGCGTCCAGTAACCCACTTAAATATGCACTGCTTAGGGATGAACTCTGGTGGCGGGTACGAGAGAAGTGCATGTACGGGTACTACAGTTTCCCGATGGATAAACTTCCAGGGGAGACTCTCTCACTCGGGCAGGAACTAGCGAATGAGTTATCATCTCCATTCTATGAGTTTAACAGGAATGGTGCTGTGAAGGTGGAGGGCAAGAAGGAGATGAAGAAGAGGAGTGGTATGCTCTCACCTAACATTGCAGATGCGCTCTGTATCACGGAGTTCTTCTATAATGTAGCTTCAAAACTCTTCGTTAAGAAGAACAAGCCAAGGAAACCTCTCCCTGGATCTGCTACGGATCTAGGCGCTGATGCATGGCAGGTGATGTGATGAAAGCAATGTCAATTTTTGTCATTGGTGTGATACTACTTCTGGCTCTTGTATCTCCGATACATGCAAGAGATTTTGAGGATCGATACTCGTTCTGCTTATCAGTAAGTGGAAGCTATCGCACCTATATCATTGACAGACTTAACATCGAACTCATAGGCATCGACTGTGCGACTGATGAGTATGTCATCAAAATAGAGGATGCTAAGAAGTGGACTGATGCAATAGGTCCCGCCCTCTACACTGCCATAGTAACAGGTAAGAAGCCTGGAGTTGCTCTCATAATCACTGATAAACGTGGTGAAGAGATGTATGTCAGACTCAAAGATCTGGCAGCTAAGTACGACATCAAGACCTGGAAGGCATACGGTGGCGCACTTGGATACTTCGACAGGAAGATAAAGGAACGGACTCAGTACAAATATCCGGTCCGCTGATATTACTTCGTTTTTGACGGTCTGGCGCGAAGCGCCGAGCTGTGCCAAACCAAACTAAACTAATGAAGGAGGTAAGTGAGATGATTAAACTACGAGTCACAGGCACTGTTTCTGTTTCTACTGGCACAATTCTACCATCTGGCGTTTATCTCTCAGATGCATTTGATGCATCGCAGTTACAGGGTAACTTCTCTTTGCAGTGGACTATCACAGGAGCCGGAACATTGAAGATTGAGGTTCTGGTATCTAATGATGGCGTTAACTTCCATGAGTTAGATGCTGATATTGCAGTTGGACAATTGGTCGGAACAGGAATGGCTGCCTTTGATGTCACAGTCTGTAATCAGCTTAAACTCAAGTTCACTGAAACTGCTGGTGCAGATCCGATTGTTGTGACTGCCCGCTTACGTGCTGCGTAGAGGAGGTTATCATGTTTGGATTATCAACTGTTATCACGAAACTGAATCAGATTAAAGCTGCTATTGAGTCTGCTGCATCGATGGTTATTACGCCAGCAACTCTTAGTGTTGCCAATGATACAGTGACAGCAGGATACTATGAAGCAACCACCCTTCATGCGGTTGATGCGGATCTGGCAACGGCAAACATTAAAGCAGGTGTGACTATCTTTGGCATTGCAGGGAAGGCTGAGGTTGTAGATACGACTGAGGCAGGTGATCCTGTGATAGCTTCTCGCATGAAAACTGGTGACATTGCCTTTGTGAATGGATCGAAGATCACAGGCAATGGCACAGTATCTATGGCAAACAACACTAAAATCATTCCTGCAGGATACCACGCGTTATCAGCATTAGACACAATAGATGCTGACTTTGATGCGCTTAACATTGCTGCTGGTAAAACAATGTTTGGCGTGGCTGGTGTTTTCTCAGATGATGCTACTGCAGTTGCTGCTGATATTGCACTTGGTAAGACTGCATATGTGGGTGGAGTAAAGATCACTGGAACGCATGAGTAAGAGGTATATCCAATGAGCTATGAGGCAGAGATATTAAAACTGTCTACCGAAGTTAAGCCATTGAATGTGCCTGTTAACACACATCTTCGGGAGACAGATACAAATAAAAGATTTGTGTTTACTGGAAAGTATTGGAGACCATCAATCAGTACTCTATTTATACCTGGATCTGATGTTGGTGGCACTGCAGATGTTCCTCCGAATCTTCCAGATGCGGCGCTTAATGGGGATATGCTCCGCTGGAATACGACAGAAGGTAGATGGGAAGTAGTAACTGCACCGTTTACTTTTGACCTGGATGAGGTAAACCTTCGTCCGAAGGCATCATCAAGTGGTGCAGAGGGAACTATCTTCTACTGTAGTGATGACAATGGTGTGTATGTTGGTGTCGAATAAGGAGAGATATGAAAGTAAACATCTGGGAAAAGAAGAGGATTACTATCTTCATCGGTGGAGATCCGGAGAAGAACGAAGCTCCGATTATTACTTTGGAGATGGATAATCCGCAGATAAAGTTTGATACTGACAAAAATACAATAGTAATTCATGAAACTCGTTAGGAGGAAGTAGAAATGGCTATCACCTGGAAGAAACTTGCGTATGAGAGTGATGTTATCCTGAAGTCTCTTGTCACAGCAAAAGGAGATCTGGTTGTAGGGACAGGGAATGGAGCTGTTGATAATCTGCCTGCGTCTACAGACGGCTTTATGCTTACCCTAGAGGCAGCAAATGCTAATGGGATGGGTATGAAGTGGGCTGCTCCGGGAGCGCCAGCAGCTCATACTCTTAACAGTCATTCTGTTCCTGATGGTGCAGTTGACTTTAATCTGCAGCAAGCAACAGACTTTGTTGTCATGACTGTTGCGAATGAAGCAGCTCTTCCTGCTGGCGCTGGCACCGTCGAGGTTGGACAACTGTGTTGGGCTACTGGAGAGTTATCTCTTCATGTATGTACAGTTGATGCTTAAGCATGGAAAATCTTTCTGACGAGCGAAGTGAATTAATGGGTAACTTCCACAATGCCGTGGTGGTTTTGGTGGACAGTAGTAAGCTGACACCATCTGAGACAATCATGGTACTTAGGTTGTTAACTCATGAAATAGAGCGTGTGTTTGAGCTTTCTGTAAAAGGTGCGTAAATGGCAATCACATGGAGAAAGTTGGTGTATTCAGATAATCCGGTATTTACTGGAGTATTGGAAACACCAGCTATAAAGATTACTACAGGTGCTGGTGCTAGTAAGGTACTTACATCTGACGCGGATGGTGACGCTACATGGCAGACACCTGGAGTAAGCGCAGGCGGTGATGGTTGGCTTGTTTCACAGATATTTAACTAGGGGGATGTGATGGCCTCGTCTTCAGCACTTAAAAGAAAGTTATCTGGCAGCACTGATGGAAAGCCTATTAAGATAACACAGATTGCCACAGCAGGTGATACCATTCATACTGCAGTAGCAGGAACTACGGCTGGAACTTTTGATGAGATCTGGCTCTGGGCGTATAATGGGCATACTGCAGATGTGTCATTGACTATTGAGTTTGGTGGTGCCTCTGTTCCTGACCAGAATATTAAACAAACACTGCCATTTTTTGGTGGTCTAATTCTAGTAATTCCTGGTCTACTTCTTCAGAACGGAATGGTTGTGAAAGCCTTTGCTGGGATCGCAAATATGGTTACTATAGTTGGTTATGTAAACGCTATTACGGATTAGGTGTCCTATGGATAACTTGATTGCATATGTAGGTGTAGGTAATACAATACAAGGTATTGCACCTTACACTGATGAAAACTGGACATATGCAGCTTTAAATCTACCAGGTGCTCCTAATGGAAATTCTGCATATGTTGCAGGTGCGGCATTTGATACTGGAAAATACTCAACAATTTTATATGGGTACAGTTATACTTTTGCTTTTCCAGCAGCACTGCATGAGGTTCAGATAGCTGGTATTGAGGTTGAGATTAAGAAATATCATGCTAATGGTGACATGGTTGATGGATTATTACAGTTTTCTCTTAATGGTATAGACAGATCTGGCGATGATAAAGCTGATGGTTCAACACACTGGCCAGATGCGAATACTGTTGTAGTATATGGCGGTCCTACAGATCTGTGGGGGATAAACTGGACTCAGACAATACTTCGTAATCCATCTTTTGGAGTGCATTTTGTATGCAAAGCACATGCTGATGATGCAGATGGCTACGTAGATAGCATTGGTATTAGAGTGTATTATGAATTGCTTGGGGAAAGCAGAGTTCATCATGGAAGAAGAACTAGATTTTCTCCAAATATATTCGGAGATATAGTTGCTGTAAAGAACGAGTGGAGACTAGCTCCACAGGCACTTCCATTAGTAGCGCAGATAAGTAATACTATTGCGGCTCCGTCTACAAGTGTAGCGGCGTACACGGATGCAGGAGCTATTACTATATCTATTGCGAGTCCTGGCATTGTAAGTAAGGTAGGTCATGGACTAGCTGATACAAGAGAGATATGGATAAAAACATCAGGAGCATTGCCTACGGGACTTACGCAGTATACGCATTATTATGTCAAGTATAAAGATGCGGATAGCTTCTGGCTTGCTGCAACCTCTGGTGGGGCGAGTATTAATACATCTGGATCACAGTCAGGTACGCATAATCTGTGGACAAAAGACTAGGAGATTGAAATGCTTGACCCAATTGAAGAAGCTAGATTTGTTCAATTAAAAGACTTGAGTCGAGAACTTAAAGTTCCAACTGCTCCAGACATCTTTATTCTTACAAAAGTTGTAGATAATGATGGAAAGATGTTGTCTGAGGATATCCAACGTGGGCATAGTTGGACTCGTAATTACTGGAATATGGCATTTTCTGAAGGAGCTGAAGCACCTGCGTTTGGAGATACAACATTTGTTGTTGGTAAACTAACATCTAAGAGTACATCTGGGACAGTGTATGGTACAGCAGGCGTATGTTACAGAGGGCATTATACCACACTCGCATATGGAGTATACGAGAGTACAGGTGCTGGTAACTATGGTATATTAATAGGTTCTGGAGATACTGCATTTAGTGTTGCTGATTATACCTTGGCCTCAAAGATTGCACATGGTAATAGTGCAGGGCAGATGTGGTATAGTAATCACATCACTCCAGTTGTAGCATATAATGCTGGTAGTAAGACTTGGACTAATACCATTTATAGAATCTTTAATAATAATTCTGGTAGTACTATTACTGTAAAGGAAACTGGTCTTGCCTTTACTGGAACGTACTTTGGTGGATCATATACCCTGATGGAAAGAAGTGTCCTGGCATCACCTGTCAGTGTTCCATACGGTGGGCAATTAACAGTAACATACACAATATCAATGGACTTCTCAGCTATTGATTAACTAAGTATATAAAGGAAATCATAATGGTAGAAGGTAACTCATCTGAAAGTAAAGACAGACGTGTAATGATAGAGCGTCGGGCCACTCATACGCTGTACCCATGTCCTCTGCATGATCTATTTGTAGCTGGACTCGAAAAGGATTTAGCGACTGGAGAGAAACGGATGGAACGATTCGAACAAAAAATCGATAGCATACTAGCCTGGCAAGTTAAGCAGAATCTCGAGCAGCAGGCTATGAAGATGTTTATAGATAATGCACTCAGTAATGGGTTAAGTAAAGATATTAGAGAAGTAAGAGACTGCATGGAATCTATTGAGGGAAGATTTATAGTTGCGCAAGATGGATACGCTAAAAAATTTGCTGAGTTCGATGACTTTCGTTGGTTCAGAGACTGGGCTAATGGACTAAAAAATAAGGGTATCTCATGGATACTTAGTCTTATTGTTCTCGGTGGATTAGCAATGTCAGCTTTTCTTGGAATTATATACCTTGTTTTGCACATGGCAAGGAAAATATAATGAGTTTGATTGATGCCATTGCGCGTGCAGCAGTACATAAAGCAATTATCAATTTGCTGACTCCACAAAAGCTTATTGACATGGAAGAAGTAATTGTCAGTAAGATTGCTGAATCAGGACTGGTAGGAAATACAGTACATTCAATGCTTCAGACTATGAAGGCTGGCTTAATGGAGATGACAGCTAAGGAAGATAAAGACGATATGGAGGTGCCATCATGATTAAGGTGGAGGTTCATCACTATTTTCACCCGCCTCAGGATGAGGCTATTACACAGAAACTGGACAAAATCATATCTATGATTGAGGCAGTTCAGAGAAAGGAGGAAGTTATGTCGAAGGAACTTGATGCCCTTACCGTACAGGTACAGGAAAACACCGAAGTAGAAGCATCTGCTGTTGTTCTTCTTCAGGGTCTTGCAGCCCAGATTGCTGACCTGAAAGATGACCCGGTTGCGTTGCAGGCTCTGTCGGACACGCTGAATGCATCAGCGGATAATCTGGCTGCAGCTGTCACGGCCAATACTCCGGCCGAGTAGTTGGGGACTGGCACTTACCTTAATAGATCCCCGGAGCAATCCGGGGGTCTACTGGAGAAAAGATGAACGCTATATTTTATGAGCTAGATACTAAGCAGGTTCTTGGTTTGACTGTTTACAGTGAAGCAGGTGGCGAGATCACAGAAGGAAAGATAGCAGTTGCTACTGTGGTTATGGAAAGAGTTGACCATAGAAACTGGGATGGTAAAACTATCATTGAGGTGTGCTTTAAGAAAAGGCAGTTCTCTTGCTATAATGAGTTTGATAAGAGTTATGGCAAAACTCTTCATATAGCAGAAGCATGGGATAGTTCGCTGGCAACTGACTTCGCTCTTATGGATTGCTACAGTATTGCAATCGGAATGATTGAAGGCTATATCCCACGCCATCCGATTATTGCTGCTGCGCATTGTTGCCAGTATCTAACTACGGCAGGAAAGAAAGATGCTGACTGGTGGAAAGCAATGGACTTTCTTGTTAAGATTGGGGGACATGAGTTCTACAAAGAAAGGAAGGCAACATGAACTTTATTACAAAGCTTTATAATAACCCGATTGCGCAGAGAGTATTCAGAGGCGCAGTCTCTATTGGAGTTGCTTATGGTCTGCAAATTGTTGCAGCAAGTACGAATCCGGCAATTCTACTTGTAGCTCCAGTGCTTAACGGAATTGGCAAATGGATTCGAGATAAGTATGCGGTCTCGAATGTACCTGTGTAGGAGAGAGTATGCCCTGGATAACTGTAAATGGAAAAAGGTTTGAGACGGAGCAGTGCTTTTATCTTCCGTCCATTCGTAACTTGCCGCAGGAATATTATCCACTTCCTATTGTATGTTATGATATAGGAGCATTCTTCACGTTTGCTGTTGCAAAGAGAACAGATGGAGATTACTCACATTTCATGTGGCTTATTGGCCCAGATGAGTTTGCAACACAGGGTTGGTGGTTCCAGTCAAAACCAGTTGACGCATATTCGAGTTACATTATAAAGGCCTGGTATAATCCATGGTGGACTCCTGCACAGCGTGCAGCAGTTATCAAGAGTCTACGAGATGACTTAGCTAAGTCACCGTGGGAAACCAGATATGACGTGTTAGCATTGGTAGGACATCTTCTCGGAATAAAGTGGATTCAAAGCGGAAGATTTGAGATATGTTCTGACTCTATAGATCATATAAAACACGCTGGAGATCAGTATGATCTTAAAGATCAGAATCCTTCTCAGATAAATGCATACTTCAAATTGTTTCCTGAGAGATGGTTTGTACTGTTTCGTTATCAAGGAGGAGATTGATATGAAGAAGCTTTTCAGTGCAGTGTTTACATTCTTGTGTCTGTTGGTACTGACTGTATCCCTGTTCTTAACTCTGTGCATACCTGCTTATGCTGCAGAAGAGACAGTTACTTTTGAATGGGAGCAGCCGAGTGTGGATCTTCCAAGTCTACAGGGATGGAATTTCTACATGAGCGATGTTAATGGTCCTCCGTGGGTGAAGTTTACTACAGTTCCTTATGTTGATGGCGCTGGACCTTGGACTGCACCGGTGTCTATTACTGTAACAGGAGCCCCTGGAAGTACTATTAAGAAATACTTTTCGGCGACTGCTGTTAATAAGGACAACCAAGAGTCTACTTTTGCAACTGGTCAGCCAGCAGCTACGGAGGTGACTAAGGAGTTCAAGATTCCGTGGAGTGCGGTCTCTGGTCCGTATAACTTTATGATCAAGGTAATCATCAAATAGATGCCTTCCCTTCCTGGAAGGTCCCCAGGCTGTGGTGGTAGTTCGCTCTCCTTTCTGCCACCACAGTCTTTATAAAGGAAAGATTATGAAAACAATTGATAAGATTATGGCTTCGTTGGATAAGGAAAAGGATGACAGTCCTGTCAAAGTTAAGGTTCTACACAAGGGTAAGAAGATTGCCTTACCTAAATCCTAAGCAATGTCAAAAAATGACATTGATTGTATAAAGGAACAGCCATGAATTATACTGAGTCTCCGTCCTTTGGACAGGTAGCTGGTACAACAGATCGTGATATTGCTTTACTGGATAAGATAATGAAGTGGCTTCAGCATGCTGAAGGTTCTACCAGTGAATCAAAGTGGTTAACTGTATCAGAGGAAGACTATGACTTCTATGCTGGCGATCAGGATACTGCTGCTGTTAAAGCCAAGTTAACAGATGAAAAAAGACCTATTCTTGTGTATGATGAGATCAAGCCTAAGGTTGATGTTGTTACTGGCCTAGCTGGTCAGAACCGTCAGTTGCCTTCGGCATTTCCTACTGAGAAAGGAGATGCTGCAATTGCAGAAGTTGTTAATAACTCTATAAAGTTTTTCAGGCGAGAAACTAAGTTTGGAGATAATGAGCTTGTATGCTTTGAACATACTGTCAAGGGTGGTAGGAGTCTTCTGTATTTTTATATAGATGATGAAAACCCTTTTGAACCAAGAATCAAATCAAGATTCGTACATGGCAGAAATTTCAAGCTCGATCCTCGAAGTGTTGAGTATGATATGTCTGATTCCAGATTTTTGTTTATAGATTTCTGGTATGATAAAGATGAGATCAAGGTTAAGTATCCGGACTTTGATCCTGAGTTAGTGACACAGTTACAGTCCTCAGACGGATCATCTCCTACATTCTATAATTCTGTAGAAGGAACGTATCGTGTAACGGAGTGCTGGTACAAACAGACAGAACCTGTGATGTGGGTTACTAATCCTGTGACAAAGCAGCATGAAAAGGTAAGTGTAGCACAGTACAACCAAATGAAGCAAGCACTCTCTGTTGGCTTTACAATGCCTGATGGATCAGTGTTGATTGATCCTGAGTTCAGTGGTATTAAGCGTTTCGCTACAGTATATAAATATGTCATCTTCTCAAACTACTTTATCTTTGAGAAAGGGACTAGTAAATTTCACTGGGAAGGATTTCCAGCTATTCTGTTCGGAGCGTTTAAGAATGATAAGGAGAACAGATGGTTTAGTTTGATTACTCTTATGAAAGATCCGCAGAAGGGTATCAATACTATGAGGAGACAGATGCAGCATCTGTTACAAACATCTCCTAAGGGAATCTTAATGCATGAAGTTGGTGCTATTCTTAATATTGATGACTACGAGAAGAAGTCAGCTGAGCCTAACTTTCATCTTGAGATAGCTCAGGGATATATGGAAAAGGTGAAGTTTACAGATCAACCTACGATATCTCCTGTGTATGGACAGTTAATGCAGGAGGACAAACAGTTTCTGAAGGATATATCAGGTATTCAGAATGATACCTTGGGTATTCAGACTTTCTCAAGGGAGCCTGGTATTACCACACAGTTGCGACAAGGACAGAATATTGCCATTCTATTCATTTTACTTGATAACTTCAAGAAGAGTAGACTGCGTGGAACAATGCTGATGTTCTCTTTGATGCAGCAGTTTGTTACAAGTGAGAGATTAATCAGAATTGAGGGTCCTGATACTGAACAGTTGATGTCAATTAACTCTCAGACAAATCCTAACGTCGCAGGGTTTAATGATATTACTCTTGGGAAGTATGACTTCTATGTTGAAGAGGGAATAGAGACAGTCAACACAAGGAACTCAATTGCACAGATGCTGATTGATTTGTCTCAGAATAATCCAGGATCTATTCCTCCTGACATTATTATTGAGTATAGTGGAGCACCCTTCAGTGTCATACAGAAGATAAAGCAATACTCCGAAGGAATACGGAATCAACAGATTCAGATGGAACAAGCAAAGGCGCAAGCTGAGAAAGAGCTTGAGGAAGCAAGGCTTGAGAATCAGCGTTATATTGCGGTGGTTAATAACCTGACTAAGCTTATTGTATCTGACAAGACTATTGATGGAGACTTATTGAAGACATTGATGTCTAGTCTGCAACAGAAGCAAGTCGCACAGATGAAAGGAGACAAAGGAAATGCCTGAGAAAGCAAGTTTTGGATTGACTATTGAAGATGTTAACGCCATGCAGGAAGAGATGAATCCGATTGGCGGAGACAAACCTATCGAAGAAGAGGTTAAGGATAAGTCTGCCAAGGATGAAAAGCCTAAGGCAGATGAGGCCAAGCCTGTCGACGATAAGGAGAAAGAGAAAGCGGATCTTGCAAAAGAAGGTGAGAAGAAGGATGATGAGAAGGAGTCTGATGACAATGCAGACTTGCGTGAGCAACTCAGACAAACCAATTCCGCCTTACAGAAGCTAACTGCTGACTATGCAAAACTTCAAAAGTCGATGGTCGATAAAGGCGTCATTACGGATGAGGAAGTTAAGGCTTCTAAAGCAGAAGAAGAAGCAGCAACCGCCGCGTATAACTTGAGAGTTGAGAAGCTCAATGACATGGTTGCAATGATGGAGTTGAATCCAGCATACAGCGATGTTCGTGATGTCTGCGCTCAGGGGAATCTTGATGATGTAGTTGATGCCTTTGCTCGGCATTATGTCACCAAGAATGGTGGTGATGTGAAAGTAATTGCTGCTCAGCTTGAGTCTGATATCTGGGGCAGACCGAATCCGTATAAGGAGATGTACGAAGTGATCAAAAAGTATCATCCTAAGTACGCTGAGAAGAAGGAGGAGGTTAAGAAAGACGTGGAGAAGAAAGAAGAAAAACCTCCTGACAAAAAGAAAGAACCTGTTGAAGCGAATCCTTCAGCAGCCGGTCTAGGTACTGGTGGTAGCGGTACAGGTGCTGGTGGATGGACAGCAGCACGTATCGATGCCTTACCAGAGGATGAAATACAAACAACTGTCCCGAAGGATGTGTATGATCAGTATCTTAAGGGAACACTCAAATAGGTGGAGGATGTAGCTATGCCCGAGAATCCTAAAACTCAGATGCTCACAAACGACAACCTTACTCGTAAGAAGTGGGCACGAGATTTATTCAGTGTTATTCTGCCGTCAGTGGAGATCAACTCACTGGTCGGTAAAGACTCAAACTCCATTGTTCAGTTGAAGACTGAGCTTGGAAAAGGCGAGGGTGATCAGATTACCTTCGGTATCAGACTTCCCTTGGTCGGAGAAGGTGTTGTCGGTAACGACACTGTCGAAGGCAATGAAGAGAAACTGCGCTTCAAAGACTTCAAGATGACCATCGAAGAACTCAATCATGCGGTTGATACAGGTGGCCGTATGGAAGAGCAGAGGATTCCTTACGACCTGATGGCTGAAGGAAAGAACGGTTTGCAGGACTGGTGGGTTGCAAAGCTCAATGCCTATCTGATGGCCGTTCTCTGCGGCGATACATCATATGCCATCGTCGCAGGAAAGACCTTCGGCACCACAATCACGGCGCCTGATACAGACCATCATATCCTAGCCAACGATGTAGCAGAAGCCTCAATGACCTCGGCTGACACGATGGATCTTACCATGCTGGACAAGATGAAGCAGCAGGCAGAGATTCCGGCAGAAGGAAGTTTTAAACTTCGTCCGCTTGCTTTGGGCGGGAAGAACTACTGGAGAGTCATCCTCCATAACTTTGTGTTCGATCAGCTTCGTCAGAACACCAACGTCGGCCAGTGGGGAGATCTGCAGAGAGCTGCCGGAAAGCTCCAGGTTCCCAACACGGAGATTGAGTACAACGGTATGCTCATCTCCAAGAGCGAAAACATTCGGAAGTCACCTTCCAATGCCAACGTTTACCGGAATCTCTTCCTCGGATGCCAGGCTGCTGTGTGGGCTTGGGGTGGGGCAGGAGAAAGCAAGAGCACCACGATGGCCTTCGTTCCGTACACCAAGGACGCGGAGCGCTTCGTGATGATCAGGGGAGGCGGGATCTTCGGAGCAGCGAAGCCCATCTTCGCAGGCAAGGACTACGGTGTGATCGTGGGTAGTGCTTGGGGTGCCAGAATCGCATAATGGAGGAGTAGGTCATGGATAAGTACGGTTCAAAGGCTGCTGACAACAGCAGAATGGAAACCAGCAAGCTCCTGATCACTCCTACTAACGCTACTTATAACCTGATTAAGTTCCCGAAGTTCGCCTTCGTGACTGACATCTGGGTTCAGAAGGTAGTGATTTCCGTGGGTGATTCAGAAGTCGAAGTTGGCTGGTTCGGCAACGGCGAGACGGCTGACACAGATGGATTCTTGTCCAACGCAACATTTGCACCTACAGTGTTGGGTCTGGTCAAGGGCACTCTTGTCGGGAAGTGGTTCCTTAATGCGGCTGGTGGTTTAACTGCCAAGACGACAGTGGGAACCGGAACGATGGGCAATTTCAGGGTGATAGTGCGCTTCACTATCATTCATCCGTAAGGGAGGAGTAGATCATGTATCTGATTGATTACAGACGTATGGATCAGCGAACCAATGTGTTGGAGAATCCCTTCTGGCTTACTTCAGCACTCATCAAAGGTGTCGATGTGCAGGCGGCTGGCCCGAGCCATACCATCACTGCCACCGACATCTCAACAACCAGTGGAGCTCCTGACAGTATTGATGGAGTAGCTGCTGGTTTCGTTGCGGCAGGATTCTCTGTTGTTGGAGATCCTATTGCAGTGTCAGGTTTCACCGGCGCAGGTGCGGCTATCACTGCAAACAACAGGTTACACACTTCCAGTTCAATCGCGGCAGGAAAGGTTGAAGTTGTCGAAAGCGACATCATCTCCGATGCTGCAACGGAAGCTGTCACCGTGAGCATTCCTCGTGGACTTGTGCTGTTCTCCTTCCCTGTGTTGGGGAGACGGTACATGATTCAGGAATGCCAGTTGCAGTTGATCGAGGCCTTCACAACCAATACCCAGATCTACATTGGGCTTGGCACAATTGCGACTGACCTCATTACCACAGGTGGGTTGATGGTCAACTCTGACTTCAACGCTTATTTCAACAACACAGACATCACCATTGCTACGCCTGCATACTACGGCCCGACAAGTTCCACGTGGTACACCGCTGCAGGTCTGTGTGGATCTACGTCACCTCGCGTTATCACAGGAGCAGTTGCAACAGTTCCCGTGATCTATGCCATCGTGATCAACTCCACTAACGCGGCTCCGGCGGCAATTGCTGCAGGTCAGTTCAGACTGCATCTCCAGATTGCCATTGTCCCTGGTAAGTAACAATCGACGTCAAAATTTGACATTGCTGTGGGGTGTCATCGTGAATTTAAGTGAGATAAGAACATCCATTACCGATACAGTGCAGGAGAAATCTGAAACGTTGATTGACTCTGTTGATATCAGAATCAATGCAGCGTTATTGGAAGTAGCAGAAGAGCATGACTTATCATCGTTGAAGCGAACTTTTGTTGCGACGACTGTGATAGGTCAGGCCTTCTGTAATTTTCCTGCTGGCTTCTCTGGACGCCTATCGTATGCTGGTACAGCAGATGGACAGTTAAAGCAGTTTAATGGTGGTATAGATGAGATGATTCTTACCTACCCAACACTAGCTGAGACTGGAGATCTAGAGTCTATTGCTTCTGAGTATCCAGTTCTTTGGTACCAGAAGATTCCAGCTGTAGCAACATTGATAACCTGTATCGGTTATGCTCTGCCATCACCTCTCTTATTGGAGGATGACATCCCCACAGATATTCCGGCACACTTACATGAGGGTCTGCTTGTGAATAAGGTTCTCATTAACTACTATAATAAGATTGAAGATGGAGTTGAAGGCGTGAAGGTAAACACTAACAACTACATCATGCTGTATTCAATAGCTCATAACCTATTGCTGAACTGGATATCCAGACGGCGATCCAACGTAGGTCGGAGTGTGTGGGATGCCTAAGCCAATCGAAATACCCAACTTTGTTGGAATGAATGATGTTAAGACAGCAGAAGGATTCTTCACTGAGAAGGATGCAGCTGAGCCTAGTGCGATTCTTAATGCTGATGTTGATATCAGAGGTAGGCTGGTAAGAAGACCAGGAAAGACTCGGCTTGTGTTACTACCACATGCACATAGTCTTTGGGCTGGCAACTCATGCATGCTGTGCTGTGCTGATGGTGTTCTGTATGATATACAGGGTGTCATTGCTACAAGTGTTGGAACAACTGGGATTGATGCTCCTTTGTCATATGAAGAAATTGATGATTTGATTTACATTTCCAGTAAGTACTGGAATGGCATCTACAGTCATGTGACTAAGGCAATAGCATCATGGGGTGTTGCACTGCCTCCTAGTCCAGTACTTCTTCCGGCAGTCGGCAGTCTACCTGCAGGCTACTACCGTGTCTGTATGACCAATGTAGTTGGTTCTGAGTTATCTGGTAATGGATTAATCTCTACGATAGAGCTAACATCCGTTGGTGGAATTCAAATACTTAACCGTCCTGCTGGAGCGATTGTCTGGTGTACTGACCAGAATGAGGGTATATTCTATAGAGTTGGAGCAGTTGATGTAATTGCTGATATTCCATCTGTGGAACCTCTACCTTCGTTTATGTGCAGTCCTCCTCCGTATATGGATAATCTCTGCTATGCTTTTGGTTTGCTGTGGGGATCGGTAGATAATATCGTCTTCTACTGTCAACCATATAAGTACTCATGGTACAAACCTACAACTAACAGATTTAAATTTGACTCAGAGGTTTCTATCATAGCTCGAGTACCTACAGGATTATTCATTGGATGCCTTGAGAAGACATCTTTTCTAGCTGGTACAGAACCTGCTAAGATGCAGCAGTCATATGCAGGTACAGGATCTATACCAGGAACCTTGGTATACTGTCATAATCTTCCTGAGCTTGGAGATATACTTGGTACAAGCGAGAAAGGATATGTCAGTGTTCCAGTATGGAGGACACTTGATGGAATCGTTGCAGGAAACGCAGGAGGAAGGTTATTCAACTTGTCGAAAGATAAGTTACGACTTGATACAGTTGAACGCGGCGCATCACTGTACACTAATGTCGATGGGACATTTAAGTTTCTTACCAGTGCCAAGCGAGGACACGGAGGAAGTGCAGTTGGTGTACTTAATGCGGTTACGGCTGCCTTGTTTGCGAGTGGAAAGATTTCTCAGTCTGAGTTTGCTCATCGCGGTATGGGAAGTACACAATCAATCAGAGATACCGCAATATGTGATCTCAATAAGTATTTTGCCAGAACTGAGGAAAGTTCGATGTCATTCGAAGACGAGGTCACATGTGAGTTATTATGAGTATAACTTTTTCGATGGAGGACTTGAAGATGTTTAAGAAATTTGGAGTTAAGCTGGACGTGTTTCGAGATTCACCGCTTATCAGATATGCGGTGAAGCATATTCACGAATCACAGTTCCGGTTCCACGGTCTGGTGTGTTGTGAGCACTTCCGGAATGGAATCCTTCTGTCTGGTGGATGGGAGCCCAAAGTAAACACCTTTACCACAGAAGGCATGGCAAGACTGCTGAACATCGTGTTCAGGGCTCAGGCAACTGAGGCTGCTATATACGTTGGTATCTTCAAGAACAACGTAACACCTGCTGTTGGTGACACTGCAGCAGTGAAGCTCGGTGCGGCAGGTACGTATGGAGAGTGTCAGGATGCTGACTATGACTCTCCCGCTACTGACAAGCCTGCATACACAATGGCTTCAACGTCAACAGCAGTTGCAACAAATGCGGCATCCAAGGCAACGTTTGTGATGAATGCGTCGATTACTGTATACGGTGCATTCCTTTCAACAGCGGCTGCAAAGACTGCTGTGTCAGGAACACTGTTCTGTGGTAAGAAGTTCACTGCATCTCGTTTAGTTATTGCTGATGATGAGTTAGCAATCACGTATCAGATCATGTGTACAACTGCGTAGGAGTTTACAGTGCCGAAGTTAAACTTCACTAACATAGGTGATCTTCAAGATTACAGGTACTCAGTGGCAACTATCGCGTCAGTAGATACTGCCACTGATACCTGTATCTTAAGTAATGGAAAAACAGCATTATTATTTTATCACTGACTTGCTGACGCTCCATTGCGTGACAATGGTGCAGTGTTAGGCGCAGCCTTAGGATTTACAGATAATGATCAGGTTGTTGTTTTAACAAAGTATGACAACTCTAAGTGTTATGTTGTCGCGCATGTTGATGGGATTAGAAGTTGTGGAGAGGATCTTATACTTTGTTCAAATGCTCCGTCAATTGGCGGAGTAACATTGGTATATAGCGGCGGTCTTGACTTATTGTCGAACCAGACCTCAGTTGCTCATATTGATGGAGAAGTCGTCACTGGACTTATTACTCCCGCAACTCATGTATATGCTGGACCAGATTGCATACCTGGATGGCATAAGCTAATTGGTACTTGGAGTGGTCATGTTAGTGTAAGTTATTCCGGGAACTCAGGGAGTCCACTACCTAATTACCATGCTGGCGGAGGTGCCTCTATTACAGTATTTGGTGGACAGATGTACGCAAAATCTGCTAGTATAGATGTTGGATTTGACGGAGTACCACGTGAAACAGATGTGATAACTGGATTCCACTTATCTGGTACGTATACTGCTTGTATACAGATTGGTCCTGGAGATGAGGTATTCTCGTGTGGTGCTCATGGCGGTGCTAGTTCCTCCTTTTCAAGTCCTGGTGGTGCAGCAAGTGCATCTGCTAGTGCTCATGTAGCATTCAGTGTTTCGTTGTTTAGAGTTCCACAAACCTTAGTTAATGATGGACCTTGGTATTCTTTCTAAGAAGGTGTTAATATGCCAGTCGATGATGTAAACAGTATTGTGCTTTTACACTTTAATGGAAGTGATACGTCCACTTCGTTTATAGATGAGAGTGGAAAAGTATGGACAGCTTACGTTAATGCCCAGTTAGATACTGCTAAGAAGAAATGGGGAACTGCTGCCGGGTTGTTCGATTGGGGCGGACCGGACTATATAGATACTCCATATCACGCAGATTTTAATATTGGCAGTATGGACTGGACGATTGACTTACAAGTACGCTCCGGAGTTAATCTTGGTTATGCTTATCCAGTATTTGTTAAAATTGGAGATGGCTTTGCTGGTGGAGAAGATGTAATTTCTGTTGAGTATTTCTTTGGTGATGGTGGAGATAATAGAATAGTTGTTTCGATTGATGCAGTTTATTATTACTTTGTTGTTGATCAACTTTTTATGACAGAGGATGCATGGCATCATGTTGAAGTAGTAAAAGTTAATAGTACTAACTCTTTGTATCTTTTTATAGATGGTACACAGATTGGTGCTGCACAAACATCAGTTGAGCATCCAACAATATCTGGTGGAGTACAAGTTGGAAGTGGTGTTGATGGTTCACTTGACGAACTTCGTATCTCCAACATTGCAAGGCATACATCAAATTTTACTGCTCCAATAGCCGAGTACCCTGCTGGTGCATTACCAGATCCTGAGTTTTATGAAGAAACTATTGAAGATACTATTGATATTGCTGACTATCCTACATTCTACATGGAAGAAAGTATAGATGATAGTGTAGAATTTGGAGAGATTATATCTGAGTATTATCCAGAGAGTATTGATGATCCGCTTACCACAATGGATCGTGTACTTGGGCAACCTGCTGCACCTGGAACTGCGAGTCTCGTTGATGGAGAGAATGAAGATACCATCGATTTTGCAAGTGCATATAGCTTAAGGTTATCATTAACAGAGAATGAGATACTCAATATTATAGATACAATGCATGCAGTATGGGACAGAATATTACTTGACTCATTCTTTATGTACGATACCATTCTGCAAGGATGGCATTTTACTATTACAGACTCTCTTATTGCTACTGATGCAGCGGCAAAGAGTCTTGGTATAGCAGTTAGTGATATTCTGCGATCTATTGATACTGCTGATAATAAATGGGATGGTACCGAAAGTGTTATTGATATACTGATAACAATCGATGAGTCTGATGGAGTTAAGTTTATCCTAAGAGCCATTGACGAAAGTCTGGTGTTAACAGATGTAGTTAGAGTAAGTCTTGTTATGTTAATGCTTGATATACTAGACTTCACTGATGTTTTAGTATCGAAGGATACAGTGAATCTAGTAGACACACTTACTTTTACATCTGATGCATATGCAGTATTGCACTTTCTGCTAAACAGTCTACTTGATCTTGATGACGGAGTTACTGAGACTCCACTGTTTAATGATCTCATTGCTGATAGTTTAACAGTGACTCCAGTGGTGCTTAGTACGCCAACACTAAATCAGGTAGTGATAGAGATCGCATCATTTGAGGATGTATCTGCAGCAAGCGGCCATCTGTTTTCTTCAGTTGCAGATGGAATTAAGTTATCTGTTCTGGTAGATCTTGATGATGAAGTGTACGAGTGTTGGGTACTTAATACACCAAGGTTTCATTCATCCATCTACTCAGGATTTGACTTTAACTCATACTGTGTTTTTGAAGGTCGCGCGTATGGTGCTAACAAGGATGGCATCTATGAGTTATCAGGTGACACTGATGATGGTGCCTCGATTCATGATGGGGTGATCCTAAGCAAAACTACATTCGGGCTTGCTCAGTCGAAGCGACTGCGTAAAGCATACCTTGGTGTTACTGGCGGAACGCCAATAATGGTACTTGAAGTAGAGGATGGAACACGGAAGGTATTTACCATTACTGACTCTGATACCATCCAAGGTGACAGGGATGTTAAAGGTAGACACTGGAAACTATCCTTAGCAGAATTTGATTCACTTGATTCAATTAAACTTATTCCTATGGTGCTTGCGAGATGACTGATATAATAAGAGAACAAAGTAAGTGGGCAAAGGAACGCACCAAGGTAATCACTGAATACATGGTGCAGAATAGAACTTTGTTCAATACAGTAGCTGGCAGAGGATTTACTGGAATCCCTGGCTTCTTGTATGATATGCAGAATGAGATAGAACTTGGAATCAAGTTCAAACTGTCTGATGCAAACACTGCAATTCTCACAGAAACGATTGAGAGAGAGTTAAAGGCCGCAGGTATCTTCTATGACCTTGCATTTAAGGCTGCTCAATTGGAGTGGGAACTTTCTAAGCAGGATCTTCTTGGAGATTGGGAGTTAGAATACTCTGGTATAAAACAGGGCCTGTCAAATACAGAGGAGTCTCTTATCAGAGCAGAGATTGCTGTGCAAGCAAGACAGGCTATCCTTATTACCATGAAGACAGCTATTGAGGTAGAGGCTGAAGGATATCGTAAGCAAATAGCTGATCTCGCTGATGACTCTGCTGATTATGAAGTAACTCTTGCACAAAAGAAGATGCTTACTGCGAATAAGAAGTTAGAGATGCTTCCTGTTCTCAATCAGATTATCTCAGCAGAGACTTCTCTTATAGCAGCAGAGCAAGGAAAGATTGCAAAGGAGACTGCTCTTGTTGCGAAGTTACAAGAAGTTGCAGCAAAGAAACAGGAACTAATTCCTTTGTTTGCTGCCCTTGTAGCACAAATGACTTTACTGGCAACTGCCCTTACTGCGCAGACAGGATTCTTGATTCAAGTAATGGGGCAAAAACTTTTGATTGCTGAAGCAGATTATAATAAGGCTGTTGAAGCATTGACTCGTGCAGCTACACTGCTTGAAATAGAAGATGTAAAGACAACGATTGAAGGACTTAAGATTAACATCGATAGGATCAAACAGGAGGCAGAAAATGAACTCCTTGTAAAGGAAGCGCAATCTGTTAGATCCGTATCTAGTTCTGAAGAAAGTAATGCTTACCAAACAAATCAGGATAATAGAGCAACTGGACAGGCAGTTGTGGCTACTAAGCTTGATAGTATTAGCGCTGATAGGTCTAGCAGAGTAGCTAAAATTAATCACGTTGGTGATTCAGATGTGGCGCGTATTACGCTGGAGTCTGCAAATAGAGATGCTACTGTACGCGAAACTGCTGACATATCTGCGATTACTAATGTGACAGCGCAACTAGCACACTTACTATCTATGTAATCAATGTCAATTTTTGACATCGATGAGAGGATACGAGAATGTCAATTGAAGCAATTAATAGAAGTCAAATAAGAGAGGCCAGAATATGGAGTCAGTTCTACGAGGCTGCGTTTGTACAAGCTCAGGTAGATGAGAGAACTATAATATTCGGGCTGTATGCATCCTCGTATAAGAATACTGCCAACTATCTCAGTGATATTGAAGCCTTTGAGTTAGACAATCTTCTTAATGACTATAATATAAAGATTGATGGTCTAACTACTGATGAGCAAGTTCTTATTAATCAGATTGTTGTAAAGAGATATCTTGCAGATGTAGAAGCAGCTATTCATGCAGATAAGATGATCTCTTTCCAGAATAAGATTGATAGCGAATCAGCAGAGATGGACGCAAAGATTGCTGCTCTTGCTGCAGACAGAGCCGCATTACTGACACTACAGTCTCGACTTGCAGCAGAAATAAAAACAATAGCTGCGCGTATACAAGTACTACAGGCAGAGATTGCACTTGAGGCAGTTAATCTAGCTCTTGCTGATATGGCCGTACACGAGAAGGAGATTCAGCTTGCTGAGACGAATCTTAGAATCCTTCGTGTAGCGAATGAAGTTCTTCGTATTCAGTTACAGATTGTTGAGGCTGGTATTGATCTACTTGAAGTGGATATGCGGAAAGAGGAGACAAAGATTCGTACTGAGCAGACGAAGATAGATACTATCCGTGCTGGCTTTACAGAGAAGGAACTTGAGATTGCACAGAAGCATGTGTTAATTGCTGGGCAAGAAGTTATCTTAGCAACGAAAGAGACTGAGATAACTGGTAAGAAGTTAGTTCAAGCGAATGCAGAATCATCTTATCTGATGGGCAAGCAGACTGCTGAAGCAATTAACAAAGCAAATAAGCTTGACCTACTTGCTGCTCGTCGTGATGCGTCTATTGATGCGGCTGATAATCACCTTGAGGCAACAAAGGTTAGTAATGAGAACAGGATAAGTATGGCAGATGCGGAAAGAACTGGTGTTGATGCTGACATTGAAGTTCGTGATATAACAGCAGTAACACAAGAACTTGTAAATGATACTCATGGAGAAGCATCTACACTGGCATACCAAGCTGCTATATACTCAGCTACTAAGTTAGCAAAGGTGAATGTCATCTCTACACTAACGCATACTGTTGGAGCAGTTTCAAGTCCATAAGATGAAAGTCGAAGACTTACTAGCTTCGCTGAAGGGTATAACAGGTAGTGGCCTTGCACTCGAACAGTATGTTGCAAGGTTAAAGACAAAGCTTAATCTTACAATGGATCCAGGAGATTTTATATCTCCTCGTATTTCAATGGCTGCTCCAATAGCAGTTGATTTATGGTATCTCTTTAACCATGTTAATATGCTGACATATGTGGAAGCAATAGATCCTGATGCAGCATTTGAAGATAGACTCTCGTTCTTTGCAAGTAAACTTGGTGGGATGAGAGCAATGAAAGGAATTCAATCTCCTGGTGAAGTGACACAGGAGTGGATTGAAAACGAAGTAGGATCATTTCCTGTATGGATAAACGCTGCAAGATCATGGATTCAATTGATGGCGTTTGAGATACTGTTTCATGGTCAGGTGTTTCAGTATGATGCTGTTGGAGCAGTTCCTGAAAATACAGTAGGCTATGTTATGATTCCAATAGGGCAGGTTGGAGTCATGGAAGTCATGACATTAGTACAGGAGACATTAACTGAGGTTGATGAATTTGCGTTAGCAGATGACGAACAGCCTAACATAGATATACCAGATCTGTTTCCTCCGAGGGAAGGATGGCAGAAAGGTAAATGCTATGGTAGGCATCTGCTAGAAGATCTTGGGTATGTGATACCTGACATAGAAAAGGTTAAAGTTGTAAGAGAAGAAAGAAACGCTATTACCTTTACAATGGATGGGGATCTTAAAGTAGCTAGAACAACAACTGCAGTAATTCCAATAGAGACTGCATACGGGAGAGGAAAGAACTCAGATGGATCAGATAACCCAGCACAACCTGGAAAATATGTACGGCCAAAGGGATGGCTTCGTATCTGGATTACAAGAGACGAGAAGTGGCCTGTTCCTGGAGAGTTTATTGGAATACTGTGCAAGCCAAGTCCTGTCCCACCGCATTGCTGGTGGTTTCAAGATAGTAGTCCATTCGTGTACGCAGGAAATTGGATGGATACTTTTGACTTAACATCTGGAGTTATTGTACAAAAGACAGCAGATGTTGGGCATCCTCAGAGTGGTGCGATCTGTACAATGTATAGAGTATTAGTTCACGGAGTCAGAGTTGATATCTATAGTTCTGACTACTGTGATTACACAGTTGGACAGAGGGTTGGAATATATAAGATGGGATCAAGATCAAGTGATCCATTACTGGTCTTTGATTTTACTGAACAACAAATGCAGGGTGATCCTACAGTAGGACCGATAGTCTCTACTGACTACATCATTATACCAATAGAGTTCTATAAGGAGGCTTAACATGGCAGCATCACAGTATTCTCTAGATGACCTTATCGGTAGGGTATTATCGGCAGCATCATCTGCCGGTGAGTTCAATCGGAGTTTTAAACTTGCCGATCTTGAACACAGAAAGAAGCTTGCAGAAATGCAGTATGGTTCTGGTAACTATACTGATCGTGCTGCTGCAATGGAGCATGGTCCTCAAGGTTCATGGGACAGGAGGATCTCTGCTGATGCCCCAGGAAAGGCTTCAGTTGCAGCGCATTATAATGCGTTGACCACAGGGGCTACTCAGTTGAACGAGTATGATAAGGGAATGATCCCTGATCGTAGGAGAGGTGAGATTGCAGCTCTCAATACTGGCATCCAGAAGGGAATAGACAGCTCAAGGATTGCCGGGCTTGCTCTTCCTAAGCCTGCGGAAGCTCCGTTTGATCCTTACTACCAACCATCATCTCCGGGATACAACAGAGTTGAATTTCCGAAGCGTAAACCTAGTTTCTTGTTCAGTCCACTAGCTGAGTATCTTGGCGGTAGGTAATAGGGAGGAATCAAATGCCGTACTTCAGACCTAAAGACACTGGTCCTGACTTTGTAGATATGTTGCTGCAGAAGAAATACTCTTCAATGATGCAGCATGAAGATCTTAAGGATAAACTTCTTAATGATCCCACCTATAGCGATCATGTACTTGCACGACTAAGTCGTTCGGCAATGACTGATAAAGCTGCGGCTAAAATGCCAGAGGGTGCGAGCTTTGAAAAGGCTATGTCTGCTATTGATCAAGGTGATCCTCGTAAGTCAATGCTTATGCAACTACAGGCTGATATGCCTTCAATTATTAAGTCCAGTCCATACGGAGTCAATCCTTCTGAGACAATCATGAAGAGTGTCCAAGAGCGTTCTGGTGCATCAAAGGAAGAGATATACAAGTACATCCAGAAAAACTCTGGAATGTTTGGCAAGGATGTTGCACCTGAAGCTGGGTATGAAGAGTGGGCAGGAAAGAATCCTGGCATGACAGGACCTGGAACAGCCTTTGCTATGGGCGCAGGTGGTCAGCTTGCATCTGAAGGCATACAGAAATTTGCTGGATCTCGTATGATGACTGCACTACCCGCAGCAGCCAGAGTACTTGGAATGGTTGGAAGAGGTCTATCATTTGCTCCTCCTATTCCAGGAATTGGTATGGCAGCTAAACTTGTAGGTGCTGGCCTTATGACTATACCTGCAATGCTTGCAACTGATGTGGTGAAGAAAGCTGCTGCTGGTGCAGGTTATGAGTTTGGAGGTAGTGCTCCTAAGCAGCTACTTGAAGAGCTTATAACTGGTGCTCCTGGTTTTATCGGAGTCAACAAGCTTGCTGGAATGGGAGTTGCCAAAGGTGCTGCGAAGCTTGCTTCATTGAAAGAGGGACTTAATATCTTTGGTGATAAGGCTGTGTCATCTGCTGCAACTAAGGGAGTGAGTCGGGAAGATATCACTGCTTTGAGTACAGCTATGCGAACAAAGGCAGAAGCAGAGGCCTTTAGTGTTGCTGAGCATGCAGCTAAGATAGAGAAGTTCAGTCAACCTACAATGGAAGATATGATTGCAATACAGGCGAATCCTGAGAAGCGAGTTGAGATTATCAAGGCTCGATTGCAAGCAAATCTTACTGAAGAGGTTGCTACTACGCAAGCAAATAAGGAGATGCTTGATAAGAGAATCATTGAGAGGGCTGACCAGCTCAGAGCAAATGATTCTACTGTATCTCCTGAAGATGCTGTGATCAGATCAAAGCGTTTGCTTTCTCCGTCTCAGATAGAGACCAATGCAGACACTGCTGTTATGCGTCAGCATGGAATGTCAGATGAGAGGATTGCTCAGTTTATGCCGGCAGAGCGCGCACAGTGGGCAGATGAGCTTAACAGGACAAGGGGTGGACAACTTGTTGCCAGAGAGAATCTGGATCATATGCTGCCTAAGCCTGTCCCTCCTGAGTCTATGCCTATCAGGAATACTCTTAAGCTACAGAGGGAAGCATCTGTCATTCGTGCTGAAGCACCTGAGCGACTTGGGTTACCTGCAACAGGTGAAGCTCCTCTTACAAGGACTATCGAGCAGAAACTTGGAGAAGCCTCCGGCAGGCTTCAGACAGCAGCAGAAGGTACTGGTGTAGTGGGGAAGATGACCACAAGCGGATCTGCAAATGAGAGTGTACTTGCAAGACTACAAGCACGAGCTCGCGGAGAAAAGGTTCCTACAACTGAGGCTCCTAAGACTTTTGCACAGCAAGCTAAGGAGCTCAATATTATATACAATGGCCCCCAGGAATGGCCACATAAACCTGGTACACCAAAGCGTCCTCCGATACAGTACTTTACTGATAAGATTACAGGATCTACTTTTGGTGTAGAAGAGGGTGATGATATAGTTGCGAACTTAACAGACATGCGTAAGAAGTTTGGTGTTGTTGCAGATGTAATCAAGACCAGCTCAGTAGCTCCGGCAGCAAAGGTTGAGCCAGTAGTAGCAAGCTTTGCTGATAGAGCTGCTCGCATTGTGCAAACTGTTGATGAAGAGCTTAAAGCAAGTGTAGCATCTATCAGCAAGCCAAGAGCACACATCGACAAGATTAATCTTGTTGTTGTTAAGGCTAAAGATGAGCTTACAATGCTTGCCAACAGGATGGATATTACTAAGAGCAAGCGAGAGTTCTATGACAAAGCAATAACGGAGCTTGATCGGAAGTTTAAAGATCCTACGGCTGGCTTGGAAGATGCAGCAAAGGTAATGCGAGATGAGGAGACTGGTGTTCTTGCTTCTACTAATACTCCTAAAGGTAGAGATGTTGCTAGAGATATGGCTGCCAACATGGACATGCTTGATGATGAAGCAAGAGCTACATTAGCTGCTGGAAAGAAAGCAGAATGGCAACAAATCTTTGGAAAGAAAGGTAAGGTAACAGCAGAGGATGTTAATGCTAACAAAGAGAAGCTTCAGAAGTGGTATGATAAGTGGCAACCAATGAAGCAATTTGGTATTCCTGCCATAGCAGGTGCTGCTCTCATTCCAGTTGCCTCAATGCTATCACCTGAGCAAGCAGAAGCTGCTCCGTTCAAAGGTACGTTTGTTACCTCTGGTGTGAAGAGTCTTATCGAAAGCTCTGGCAAAGCAGTTGAGGAAATGACGCAGAAGTTTATTGATGCTGGTTTTGGTTCGATGAAGTTATCTGAGAACGGCCATACCATCGAGAGACTTATGGTTGGGAAGTCTTTTGCTCCTGCATCACCAGATGTGTTCGAGAAGACAAGACCCATGCGCTTCATTGATACACTGGCATCATATCACACTCGACAAGAACTGCATATGCGAGCACAATATGCAGATGGAACGAAGGCTCCTTATGGTATAGGCACTGAGCTTGGTGATAGGAGTCAGGTTATCCAGAACAATATCAGTGGTACATTGAAGGCTGTTACAAGTATCCTGAAGGATAATGGTATCACTGGTGATCTTCAAGCCGTATCCGATGAGATGCTTCCTCTTGTACAGAAGTACCACAAGCAAGTTAACCTTGAGAATCCTTACTATCAAGGCAGATTGGCAATGCTAGAGCAGGTCTTGGAAGGTAAATATAGCAGCATTGCTGATACAAAGATGAGAGATCTCAGTAAGATGTTGAAGATAGCAGGAAAGGATGTGAGTAAACTTGCTCCGGAAGATAAGGCTTACTATGATCTTATCATGGGTGAGAAGCAGTCTATGATGGACAAGATAGCAGGACTGAAGCCTGATATGGATGCTTTCAATACAGAGATTGATACTGTATATAAATCGCTTGCAGCTAAACATTCATCTTCCAGAGTAGCTCTTGCTGCAGATGGTGTTGGTATGACTGATGCTGATCCTTGGCTTCGGAATATGCTAGCTCCTAATGAGCGAATCGCCGTTGATGAGATCACTGCAATAAATCGCACCTATGGAGTGCGGATGCAAGAGACAGGACATGATGTCATAGCTGGTCCATACATGCATCATCCTGCACATCCATCTGTTGACTACAGTGCAGATCTAAAAGATCTTGAGAAGATTGCATCTGATGGTGCGGATGCCATGCGTCTAGTAAACTTCTTTCACAGACAGTCAGGAAGTAAGCTTATGATTCCTGATGTCGGATACGTGATGGGTAAGTATGTACCTGATGCCGCAAAGCGTATTGAGATATCTGACATGTGGAAGATGGGCAAGGAAGGTGGATGGGATTTCATTCGTAAGCAGATGCAAGCAAGAGGTGGGTATGAAGGAGCTCTTAAGCTTATTGATGATGTGCGTACTGCTTTTGATCCCATCGATGTTGGCGGCAGCGCTAAGTGGATCAATCGTTATGCTGCTTTTGAAGTAGCAAGATTACTTACACTGAGTCCTTCAGTATCATTCAAACATGCACTGAAGTTGATGGGTAACTGGACAATCTTTCCTACAGAAGTAAGTGCCAAAGCAACAGGAGAGAATATGTCACTCTTTAACCGGCGCCTAGCGCAAGACTTAGCTGGTGAATCATTCAAGGGAAAGGATAATGTAGTAGATCTTGCGAGGGCTTACACCGATCAATCTCATATCTATGCAGCTGTGTCTGATATGGCTCCTTATGAGTTGCCTACAAACATATATGATAAGTTCATCACCAAGTGGAACGAGGGCGGATCTGTACTGGTCAACGGTGTTGAGAGATGGGATAGAGGACAGACCTTCATCTCCGCTATGATGATGTCCCAGAAGAAAGGGATGACTCCTGATCAGGCACGCTTTGCCCTTATGGATTCAGTTCTGAAAGTAAACTTCCTCACAGGACCAAACAATCCCAAGTGGTTGAAAGATCCTATGGTAAGAACGATGCTTCTGTTCCAGGGAACACCATTCAAGATCCTTGAACAGCGAGCCATGTTAGCTTATCAAGGTGGCAAGGATATTAAAGCAGCCGGAGTAGAATTACTCAGACAGCTTCGCGCGGATGTTAAGATAGGCGAGGAGAGATTCAAGTTCAACTTGTTGAAGGATGAGCTCACAAAGAGTAAGGATGTGTATGGTACTGCCTACTCATCTCAACTTCTGAAGCAGATGATGGTACTTGGCACCGTGGTCTACACAGGTAAGACTGTATTTGACTCAGATCTATGGGGTCATGCCTTCCATGTACCAGGTATAAAGATGGGTGAGAAGGGAGCACAGTTAGGATTCAATCCAATCGTTGCTTCTACTTGGCAGACATTGTCTGGTGGGAATAAGAAAGATGATGACGAGTTTTGGATGTCAAGATTCCTTGGTAGTTGGTTAACAGGAGGAGGGACTCCAGCCATTGTGAACAAGATGCTCAGACTTAACAATGATGATGTTCCTGAGATATACAAAGAGAACAAACTTAACTACCTATTTGGAGTGCCAAAGACCAAGGATAAGTAATGCATCAATGTCATTTTTTGACATTGCTGTATAGCGCAAGTACATGAGGTTCAAGTATCTTCCAGTAGCCTACCATATCAGCACGGTGTTTCGAGATGCAACTCACTCTACTCGTCCAAGTGAGTTGCATCTCGATAACATATTCTGCGAATGCCTCAGGAGATAGATCCTTCCCTGTTAGCTCTGCAAAGAGCATGGGATTTTTACTGAAGAAGCAATAGGCTTGTACAGCATTTCCTCTGTTACAATCAGCGCATTTCATCAGAGTGCCTTTATGGCCTCTTGCCATGTAGGATAGAATTCAATCTGTGGTAACCAGTGAAAGATGTTCTCTTTATAGCCTACTACTATAGGACGCTTGTTAAGCACAAGTGCCATTCCAAACTCTACATGCCTTCCTCCTCTTGTAGAAGTAGAGTCAGGTGGCTCCGTAAAGTTCATCATTATGTCACACATGATGACATCATTCCAGTCATCAAGTGCAAACTTCTCTCGCAGTGCAGCATTTTCTTCACTTGCAATGCCTATGTCCTTGCACTCGACAAGTGCTACTCCGTCATCTCCAAGACACAGGCCATTAGGTGCCACTTGATGGGCGCCGGACAGCCACTTTGCAGCAACAACATAGTTATCAATCTGGTTGATTATACGAGCATATTCCACCATCTCTTCTCGCCTGTCATATCTCGCTGCTAAATATACTCTCTTCATTTCACATTCTCCCTTGCTGGAAATCCCTTAAAGATTGGTTGTCGAGGTCCGTCTATGGAGCCGTATCGTTGGTACTTGAATGATACAGTACTTCCCAAAAACGATGGGCGATTATCCCAGATGACCTGCCGTAGTTTCTCTGTCAGCCCGATGCCTGTTCCCAGGCGAAACTCATCAGACCATAGGTCAGACTTTATTACGAAGGCTCCGAGAGTATCCTTGCCGACCTTACCATCTTGATGTGATGATCGCTTCATGAGACCCATCGCATCTTCGATAGCCTCGTTGTCATTACGCTGGGCTTCAATGAAGTCAGTGATTACTCCTTCTGCATCAGCAATAGGTTTTCTCTTGTAGATGTATCCCTCGTTGAATGTAGATCTGCCTTCTTTGTAAGTAGCTTCAAGAGAGCGAATCATTATTCCCTCGTAGCCATTCTTTACTGCAGATTCCTCGAAGCCTATGACTTCGTCAGCATTGCTTAGCATCGGCTGGCCAAGAACTATTACTCTGTTAAGAGGAGTATAAAGATGTGACTTCAACATCCATCTCCTCATATACGATGCTTCTTTGTCAGCGAAGTTATCGAAGACATAGAATCGGAAGTCTGGTGTTGCGTTGTATCTACGCAGTGGACCTGATGTTCTGTGGAATACATCATCTCCATATGGAGTACCAACTATCAACTCTCCATCCAGTCCATCGTAGGCAGAGTTATAAAGAATACTCTGGACATACTCATTCACTATGGGTTTCATAGATGAGGTAAGTGCACCTCCTTTTACGAGGCTTACACAGCATCTGAATCCATCCAGTTTAAATGAGCCGACCAGAGGATACTTAAGCTTTCGCAGTTGCTCATCCGTGATACTTTCAGATGGTGCTTTCATTGGTCGCTTAATCATGTTGCACCGCTGGAGGAAGAAACTCTGGATGCTCCAGATAATCTCTTAAGTAAGGAACAAGTGCTTTGCTCCATCCCGGTTGTCTGTGATTATATCGTTGCTGTACTATATTTCTGAGTGTCTTGTAGCTACATACCCAGATCCGTCTCTGCATGAAGCCTTCAGGTAAGGCATTCTTCAATATCATAAGATCCTCATTACTCTTGGTTTCTTGATACTGATGCACATAGAGATTTAACAGACCAAGATACTCATCACTGATTGGCATTTCGAAGTCACCTTGTTCCAGATTCCCTTTATGGATCGTATGCATTGTTGACTCCGATTGCTTTGTAGCAATACGATATGTATCTGCTTCTTGCCACCAATGCCGAGGAGCATTTACATTAAGCCATACAATCATAGCTTCCAAAAACTTATTGTGTCCTCCATCCTTCTGGGAAAGAGCAGGTGCAATTACTTTTGCCCTGTCTGTTGTGACTCCGTGGGATAAAGACAATCCTGTCATTGCTTCGTTATAGCCAGCCTCTTTCATGATGTAAACTTCTAGCATACTCACTCTCCTTTCATTTAACATCTTCTTTTAAGTTAGACTTATACCATATCCCTGTCTCCCCCTTAGGTCCCCGAAACATCTTCTGTACCCTTCCTGTTTTTGTTGCAGTGTTAATGACATTTATAAACTTGTTGTCATCGATGTCTCTCCACACCATAGACATGAGGCGAGTCTCAGATATCCACTTGTAATCAAAGATAATCTGCATTACAGTATCAACCTCACTGGTAACATCAGACTTACCAATGGCTCTGAATACTAAGCCCATATCGCGCTCAACAGATTCGACATCCTCAATAGCTTTCTGTATATACCTCCACTCCATCTTCAACTCATTGGATACAGACGCTGCCCTGCCTATAGCTACCTTCAACACATACATAGGCTTTCTGCTGTACCACCCGTCAAATGATTTGTCCTGGCATATCCGCTTCTTACTCTTCTCATCATATGCCATATACCATCTATCCCATTCTCTGTCACACTCAGGAGTCATTATATAATCTCCTGCTATTCGTGAGATTTGGTATAGATCTCTAACGAGTTTCTCTTGTAGAACAATCTCTGCCTTTGTTAGTTTTGGCTTAGGAGCTTTACACTTCTTGTCATCTGCCCAGATAAAGAGTATCCTGGATGTAAGTCCTCCACCAACTGCCGTAGCAGGTAGGGTTGATGCAAGTGACTGCGGTGTAGTGGCCGCGAGGAGATTAATAAAGACTGATGGGATTACATTCGATCCGCTATTCTTAGTACGATATTTTCTAGGTAGTTCCTGGCAGTCAAACACATCCGTCAGGAACACAACCATTCTGGTATTGTCCTTCTTCTGCCCAATGAAAGACTCGAATTCTTTAGAGATAATACTGAGAGAGCTGTGCCTGAACACTTCTCCATTGGGCATAGGTTGATCCATAGCAGAACTTTCTAGATCCTGCAATAGAGCTTCCTTAGTTGTTTCATCAGCACTCATTACTATCTCTGGGATCTTAGCCAAGAACTCTACTCCAAATGAGATAGCCTGAGTTTTACGAGCAATGCCTGGTTCTGCAACAAATACTAAATAGATGTTAGGATATATATTTATCCTGCCTATTGGGAGCTTAACCTTCTTTCTCAAGGCTGAAGCTATCAGTGAATGACTTACCCACTTATCATATACTGCGGCAGGCTCCGTGTTGGTCATAAACTCTTTGTAACTTTCGATCCAATCTGGTAGCTGACGCATGACTATCCTTTCTGAAACAGTAACTTCAGCGCATCATTGAAGTGAGCCTCGTTTGATTTTGGAGCTATGCTCCGACGTTGTCTTCGTACAAAGTTTGTTACAGTTGCTTTCATTTCATCCAGTTTATCTATAACGCTATTGATATAGAAGTTCGTATCACCGGAGAATCCACTCAATGCCTCTAATGACATAGAGATTGGTATTATCACTATACGGTAAGTAGATGCAACATTCTTCCTACCCTTTACTTCATGAAATACAGTGATATTATGTATCCCTGACTGTACTATACTGATATCAAGATCAGTATGATAGGCTGCTATCAGTTGAGTTCTTAGTGCAGCCACTGCTCTTTCTGCCTCTAATACAGAGGTGACTACAATTACTGAATTCATTATACCTCCTTATATATCATCAATGACAATTTTTGACATTGCTCTAGAATGGAAGAGTAATATACTTAACTGTCACTTCGACGCGCTGTCCTTTTTGCACTACGACATCAGGACTTATAGTAACACAGTCTCCAATATCCATTTTAATAAAGTTACCGATACGTGTATTGCTGGCAATTGTCAGTCTGTCTATAACACAGCTCATTGTGATTAATACTGACACTGGTACATCGAACTGAGTGATGCGAGCCATGCCAACAAACTTGTTTTCAGCCATAAGATGGATTGTACCAGGAAGCATTTCATTCTTGAAAAAGTCGTTATACTGCTCCCTCATCGCCGGACTCAAGTATATCATACTCTTCCTCCTTTTCTAACTCTCCCCAACAATAGCCGGTTTCGAAGTCAACTTGGATGGCAAACTCTTCGTATGAATACTTCAGCGGACGTATCATACACTCCTTCATCCGCTCGATGGTTAGTTCAATCGCCTCAGGATTATCTGGACACTGTACATAGATAGCATCATGAAGCTGGAGAATGATATCTATCTCGTCTCCATACTTATCATACAGTATTCTCATAGACTCGTTAAGAAGATCTCCGACAGTACTCTGCGGGATATAGGAGTATGCACTCCGGAACATCTCATCTCCCCATCTGTCAAGGAATCTATGCTTCCTACCCAACAGATTGGTAAGACTTCTTGTCTGTTTGAGTTCAGTCTGAATCACCAGGTACCACGCACGAAGCAGGGAATTAGCTCGATGGTACAGATCCAGAAGAAGCTTAGCATCCTTCAGTTCAATACCAAGTTGATCAGCAATAACCTGAGGACCAGCACTGTATGAGCAAGCATGTCTAAGAGTCTTACCAATCCTTCTCATATCAGGAGTGACATCCTCATAAGCAACGCCAAACATCAGACTAGCAGTGAGCTTATGTACGTCATACTTGTCAGCTTCTTCCTTTGTTGTAGCCAGTGCTGACTGCTGGAAGAAATGTTGGAGTCTAACATCACCACTGACATAAGCCACAACAACAGCTTCAGCCTGTTTATAATCTGCTCGTACAAAGATCTTTCCTGGATCGCATACATAGATCTTACGTGCTATAGGTGGGATATTCTGTAGATTCCCACTTCCGTAGGTAAGAATGATAGATGCGCTACTACTCCATCTACCAAAGGACTTGCGCCCCTCATCCTCTGTAACAGATCCAGTTATGTTATAAGAGGTATGATACCTACCTGTAGGTGATGGTGTCTCATTCAAGAACTGACATAGCTTCACAAGCTTTTTATACTCAAGTATCCTTGTAAGCCAGGAGTGAGCAGGAAACTTAATAGCAAGACGCTTTACTGCTTTAGCATCTGCTGTTAGTATTCTTGTTTGCTCGATAGACTTTCGTCGTTTAAACTGCGGTGGCAGCCCAAGATCGTAGTACAATAGTTGCTGCATTTGCTTTGGGCTGTTGAAGTTGATTGGCCTTCCAAAGTGAGTCTTTAACTCTGTGTTAACAGCCTCAGCCTCAGCTGTCTTCTCAGCCAGCATCACCTTTCTCTTTTCATTATCGCAAGCAATACCCTGCAACTGCAACATGGAAGCCACATCAATGAGGCTCATCTCGAAGTCGAAGGTATGCCTTTGACTCTGCCTATCTAGTTCCTTTGAGAGAGGATCTGCTATGGCATAAGTACGGATTGCATCCAGTGCGTTATAAGTCGCACTGTCAGCCTTTGATGTATTCTTCCATGCTGGGACGTCGAGTAGTATACTCCCGAGAAATCCTAGATCTCGAGGATACTCAGGAAACAACACATGCGCTGCTATGAGAGTGTCCATTGTGACTTTCTCAAACAGCACACCATGATGATGCCATAGGACAGACTTATCAAAGCAAGCATTATGCATAATACACTCACATGCTTTGCCTATCTCTGCCAGCATCCTCCACAGCATTGCCTCTTCCTGCGTAGATACAGTAGGAACATTATCCTTGGTAATCCAGAATGACATACCGAAGGATGCGTGGTCTGCTACTCCGATAAGGTAAGGATATGCAGTGCCTATGTGTGTCTCAAGATCTACTGATAGTCGCTTCTTTTTAGCGAGTATGCTGCTAAGATAATCCATGAACATCGTGTACTGTGCACCTGCCACAATGTGTGTCTTATCTATTGGAATCTTTGGACTTACAGAGTGTTGATACGCCTTGCGTATATCATAGACGGACGGGCCGAACAGCTTCCAATCATGATTGATTGCTTGTGGATGATATGTAGGAACTACCTTTAACCCAGGTACAAGAGTAGATTCTGTCACATATCCTCTTGTTCCTTTAATAGCTTTCACACCAGTTAGTGCCCATATAGCATACGAGCCAAGAGCTACAACCACATTAGGCCTGTTCGCTTTGAGCTCTTGACGCAGTGATTCAACCCACGCTACCATCTCAGGCTTTGGTATTGTACACTTACTATCATGAAAGTAATGACTCATGTCATTAGCTGGAGGACGCTGAAGTGCAACATTTCTGATGCGTACTTCTCGCCTATTGATTCCAACCTGTGATAGAACTAAGTCGAAGACTTTCCCGGCTCCCTTTATGTTATCAAAAGGACGGCCAGTTCTATCCTCAACCTCCCCAGGAGCTTCTCCCACGAAGAACATCTTACTACCAACAGGACCTACTGTCTTAACCAGCATGTTGCCTCCTTACGAGTTCGGCTTTATTTCAATAGTAGAATCTGTTTGGATTGACTTGAGCATCTCACCCATGTCATATACTGCCTTACACTTAGTGCACATAGCGCATGGTACAGGCAGCAGACTTGGATGCCCATCCGGAGAGTAGATAGCTGGTAGTATACGGAACATTACCACCTGCTCAAATACCTTGCCCTCGCAAGAACAGATAACGATCTTAAGATCATTCATATCAACGTTGATATTTGCTACTTGTTGCTTTCCCATCTCATTCTCCCTTCGCTTTGATATAATCAATCAGTCTCTTCTGTGCTGTTGCGTAAGACTCAATGCCCTTATCACATCCTATAGGATATAGATTGAGCTCAAGTGCTGCTTGCAACGTAGCTCCACTACCCATGAAGCAATCATACACAACAGCTCCTGCCATTGTTACTCTGCTTAGAAGCTCCTTTAGCA